GCCGAGATGGAACGCAGAGCGGCTTAACCCCGTCCACTTTTTCGGGGGAAGATCACCAAGCGGACCACGTCAGGCGCAAGCGCGTCCGCACTGTGGCCAGCACCGCTTCTCTGGCAGGCCAACAGATGCGGGAGGGCGGCTTCTAGGGCGGCTCGGATGGAGTTTACTTCTCTCGGCAGCGGGGCCTCGCTAACCCCCTCAACATATCCAGGAAGCGCGCGTACATAGGCCCATGCCGCAGCCTCTACAGCTTCATTCGGGATCATGGCTCACGCCTCCCCGTTAGAGAGGGCGGGTGCCCACGCCGACCAGATGGGGCGAAGGATTTCGATGTCGTAGTCGTCACATCCGATTGCTTTGGCTTTTGTTTCGCTCTCCACACCAAAAGCTTGGAGGATTTCACGGGCAATGGTGTCCTCGCCGTGCGATTGCATGACTATGCCAGCCGCTATCACTGCGCCGACGGTTACGTCGTCTCGTTCGCCAGCGAGCGCAGCCGTCGCAGGGGCGGTTTGTTCAGGCTGCTCGCCGCACTGGTCCGTCAACCGTTCCGGGAGGCCTCCTTGCCCCTCTTCCCCGCCCCCAGGCTGCTCGCCACGCTGAAGTAGGGCGGCAGCGCGGCGAATGGCATCCAGGGGTACCCGGATCACAGCATGGGTTTCCGTCAGCTTCACGATTCCGGTCTCGCAGTTGACGTTGAAGCCCTTCAGCCCCTCCCGTAGCTCTGAGACCTCGCGGCGGGATTCGGTGAGGGCGGCTAGAGCCACGTCGTAATTGCGCTCAAGGTTCATGAGGCACTGTTGCGTTTGACCGTTCCAGGTCTTTGCCAGCCGCTCGTTCTCCCCTTCCAAGCGGGCGTGGTCGGCGAGTAGGGTGGCGAGGTCGTCGCGATACATAGGGTGCGTCGCCGGCGGCATACCGGGACAGTGCTGGGTCAGCCGTTCCTTGGCGGCCTGTACGGTCTCAGACATCGGAGGCCTCCTTGATCGGCCAGACCGCCGTGACGCGCACGTTCACGCGGACGATTTTGTATTTGGTGAGGTCGTGATTGCCATAGATGTCGCGCCAGAAGTCCGCGATGTGCTTCCGCGCTTCGGCTGGCGTCTCGAACACTTCATAGGTCCACAGGTCGCCATAGGGGTTCAGGATGCCCCATTCCTGGCCGCTGGTTCCCTTCGGCTTACGATCAGACATCCGTAGCCTCCTGGCTGTCGGAGGAGAGGACGGCCTCGATCGTGCCGCTGATGTCGTGAAAGGCTCGCGTGGCGTCCTTCGTGCACCAGCCGCTTTCAGGTTGGCCGAGGTTGTAGGCGGCGTTTTCCGCTTGGCATTGAACCGCCCGCAGAACTCGAGTGCGCTCCGCCGCCTGCTGTTCGGCCTTCTCGTGAGCGAGCGACATGACCGCAAGGTTATGCTCGGCGTGAGAAGCTCTGAGTTTCCAGCCGGCTTCCCGCCCCTCTGCTTCTTCAAGGGAGGCGAGAAGACGGAGGATGACTTGCGGTTGCGAGTGGTCGCGATAGTCGTCGCGCGCTGAAACGAAATCGGAGGAGTGGACGAACCCGGCCACTCCAGCAGTTAGCTTTTCCGCCTTCGCCTTCAGCTCTTCCCGCTCTTCAGGTGACATTGTCTCTCTCATGGGTGTTGGATCTCCTGGGGAGGGGCTAGGCGGCGCGAGCGATTTCGAGCTGTTCGAGCAGCCGGATGCCGAGCCAGTGCGTGTAGGCGGGCGGGATGGCCTGGCTGAGTTCGGCGGTCGTCATCCAGTCGATGCCCATGGCCGCCCGGCCCTGCTCGATAGAGAAGTCGGGAACGCCCTTGTCGAACTTGCGCCGGCTGTCGCGGACACCCTCGCCATAGACGCCGATCGTCCGGGCCCGACGGCGGTTGCGGATGTGTCCACCGTAGACGCCGATGGTGTCACGCTGGCCGTGCTGGCATTGCGGAACCATCAGGATCGGGAACGAGGTCTCGAAAAGGCGATGGCGCCGAAGCTCGGCATCCTCGACGCCAAGGCCGAACATAGTCCCGCACAGGAGAACCGGGTCCTTTAGCGGGGCGCCGACGACGTTCTCCATGATCCATGGCTTGCCAGACGCCCTGAGCGCTTCCCGGGTCTCGGGGACCAGGTCTTCGTGCTCCTTGGCGTTGTGCATGGTCTTCATCGCCGTGTGAGACTGACACGGCGGGCTGGCGTGGATCGCGTCGAAGTCCTGCAGGCCTAGCAGCTCGACCCGGCCGTTGGGGTGGGTGAAGGGGACCTTGCCGCCGGCGAGCAGTGTCGCCATCACGGTCCGAACGTCGCCCTGATGAAGGGCGAACGGGTAGTTCTTCTGTGGCTGGATATCGACGCCATAGACGTCGAACCCGGCATCGGCATAGCCGCGGCCGGCACCCCCGGCGCACGAGAACAGGTCGAGGAGCTTCGGCTTACCCATGTCCCTGCTCCTGCTTGAGGGGGTGGGGATCGGCAGGCATCGGCGCGTTGGCCGCGCGAGAGAGGTAGCCGTGTCGCAAGCCGTAGTTCACGGCCTCGATGACGTGGCGAACCGCCTTGCGAGCCGGCGCGCTTTCGCAGGGAAGGCCAGCGCGCGGACAGATACCGTTTTCGTCGGCGCAGTCCCGGCACATGCCGCCGTAGCGCATGACGTAGCCAACCACTTCATCGGTCGCCCGAACAAACGGCGATGCCGGGGTGACGGTGATCTGGTGGTCGCCGGTAGGCTTCAGCTCCCAGAACTTGCCGTTGCCGTCCGTGATCTCCCAGGTCAAGCCGGGGTTCATCTGCCGTCGCGGGGGCGTGAACTCGCGGACGAAGTAGCCGACGCGGGTCGGGTTTTCCTCGGACGCCCAGCCGTTCTCGACCAGATCGCCGAACTTGGCCTTTAGTCTCCCGCTCATGCTTCACCTTGGGAATGAGGGGGAGGGGCGGAAATGCCGTTTTCAGGGTTCATCCCGGAACGCGTGATAGGCCCTGCGGCGCTTCCGTCTGTGTCCGTGGTCGGCGCTTGCTTGATGGCCGCGCGAGGCGCAGCGGCGGGGTAGTAGACAATCTGTCGACCGTCGCGCCGGCCGCCGACGAGTAGGCCCGCGCCCTTCAGCTCGCCACAACGCGCGCGGAGCCAATCATCCCGATAGCGGAGCGATACGCGGAAGGCGCCCTGCTGCTTGGCAATGCGCATGATCTTGTCCTTCGTCATGGTCGCTTTGCGGTCGCGCTCGATCGCAGCGCTGTAGTAGCGGCCCATCACTCGCTCCTAGGGTTGGTGGAAGTGGCGCGCTGGCGAGATTTCAGGAGCGATTGGACGTTCAGGCCCAGGGGCGTCAGCTCCATGAACCCGGATCGGCCGTTCGGGCTGTCGATGTGCAGATAGAACAGACCTTTGCGGTCGAGATTACGGACCGTCGCCATGCTGAACGATCCGTGGATGCATCCGTCGATAACGAAGCGACGCTCAGCCGCCGTTAGATCGCGTGCGGCGGCCTTTACATGCTCGCCTCCGGGTTCCCAGCCACTCTTGGTGTTATCGGTCATTTCTTACTTCTCCCTAGAGGCTCTAGAGGGGGTGGCGTCCTGCAGCGCGGTCGGCGCGACCCATACGACGCGGACGTCTTGGTGCTTGCTGCCGATCTCGACGGGGATCAGTATCGCTCGGTTGCCGTGCTCGTCGGGCGGCGTGCTGGCGAAGTGGGCTTCGATCAGGACTGGGATCGGGCCGGCCGCCCGACGCGTCACCGGGCCCGTGGCCTTGTGGATGGTCGGCAGCCCGCGCCGCGCGTGTTCGGCGTAGTCGCGAACGACCTGGGCGCCGCAACTGACATCGCCATCGCAGTCGACGAGGGCCTGGCAGAAAAGCACAGGGTTCAGCCTGTAGCGGGCCCAGTAGGCCCGCTCGCTACCGGCGTCGTGCTGCTCGTCATGGTGAGCCCGACAGGACGGCACTGTCCTCACGTCGTCGACCTTCGTCCCCTTCCCCCGATGCGACCAGCCCGGAAAGGCGAACGAGACGTGAGCCGCATCACAGCCGAAGGTCTCGCGCCCCTCGATCGCGCACTGGATGCATGGCAACTGGCGGACGAAGTCGAGGTGCGACCGCGACTGAACCCGCTTGGCTGGCTTGGAGAGGGTTCCGAAGGCCATCAAGCCACCGTCTGCGCCTGAGCGCGGACATGGGTCAGAGCGATCGCCCCATGGGCTTCGCCGGTGACGTAGACGACCGCCGTGTGCCCGCCCATGATCTGTGCCGGGTAGCGGACCTGGGCGGCCTTCGGGTTCTCGCCGATCGGGCCGGTGAAGACCGTGATGGTGTCGCCGACCTTGTGGCGAGCGTTGAAGTCGTCGACGGCGCGCTGCATCTCGGCCGGTGATTGGCGCCGGGGCATCACTGCACACCGCCTTCGCGCTCGGTCTGCTCGCGCTCGTCGATCAGGTCATCGAGCCACTTCCGCAGGTCATGGGCCGTCCCGACCTCATCCGGGTCGCCGGCGTCGATGTCGTTGCAGAGCGTGGCGAATTTGGCGTCGGCGCGCGCGGCCTTAAGCCCAGCCGCCGAGATCTTGGCCGCCCAGGCCTCGAACGCCTCCTTGCGGGCCTTGACCGTGTTCAGGACCTGGGAGGCCGGGCCGACACCGTCGGGCAGCTTCTGGCCGTCCGGACGGGGCTCCTGGGCCTGCTGGGCGTTTTCGGCCGGCGGGGCGTCTTCGAAGTGGGCGTCCTGCGCCTGTTCCGCCTGACTGGCCGTGAACCCCTCTGCCGCCGGGGCGGCAGCGGCGAGCCGGGCGGCCAGGCCTGCAGCGGCTGGAGCGCCCGACACCTCTCGGATCGGCTGATAGTCCTCGACCTCTTCGCGCAGCTGGAAGCCCCGCAGCACGTCCGCCGCGCCGTCCCGGCAGGCAAAGCCTCGCGCCCGCATCTTCAGCATGCGCTTGGGGCTGGTCTGCCACGGCCCGGACTTACCCCAGAGACCGGCCTTCTTGGCATCGGCGACCGAGAACTCGCCGGGGATCACCTCGCCGCTGTCGGGGCGCGTGACCTCGCAGTGGGCGACCATGTCGTCGCCCTCTCCCTCCAGCCATTCGCGGACCTTGAAGCCGTGGGAGCGGACCACAGCGATCAGACCATCGCCCCAGATTGCCGGGCGCCCGTTGATTACGGCGAACGACTGCAGGCTTTGAAAGGGCGGCATGCCCAACTCGGCGCCGGCGATGATGGCCACCATGACCTTTTCGGGCGTGTTCAGCGTGTTCGGGGCCAGGCCCGAGGTCGCGATGGCTCCCGCCAGCCGGAACGTCTCTTCAAGGGAGCGCGGGATGATCGCGGCGACATTGCCGCCGGCGACGAGTTGGGCCTTAGGCTCGGGACGAGTGGCGGGGACTTGGGCGTTCATGGCTGGTCCTATTCGGCAGCGTGGGCGTAGGGGGAGGTCTGCTTCAGCTCTTCGAGCCGGTCGTCGATGCGCTTGGCGGCGAAGCCGTTGATGGTCAGGATCTCGCCGTCGGACTGGTCGCCACCGGGGCCGGGCCAGACGTTGGTCGCGGTCGCCTGGGCGAACTGGCGCAGCGCCGCCGCGTTCTGCATCCCGCCCCGGGTCAGGTCTTCGGCGCTGAGCGTGGTCACGCGGACGCACCAGGGCGCCTTGCTCTCGACCCAGACGAAGGAGAAGGACTCCATCTCAACGCCGAGGACGTGGCGGGAAGCCTCGCCAACGAGGGCGCCCTGCTGGTGGTAGCCGTAGTCGGCAATCGTCCGGCGCAGGGCCTCTGTCGATACCGACACGGTCGTCTTCAGGTCAGAGAACATTCCGGACGCGGCCGGGATGGCGTCGGGCCGGCTCTTGCACCAGACGTCGGTCTCAGGATCGCGCCAGAACATTGAGCGCTCGACCTGGCCGTCCAGGATCCCGGCCTTGATCAGTGGGTGAGCCGCCAAGCTGCGAGCCATACCGGCGATGTTCTCCAGTTCGCCGTCGGTGATGATCGTCAGGCCAGCTTTCAGCTGCTCGGCCTTCCACTCCTTCGACGCGTCGGTTCGCCAGTCCTTCCACTTCTCCGGCCGGGTGACATACTCTTCGTCGAACCCCTTGCGGCCCTGCAGCAGCAGGTGGTGCGCGGCGCGGCCCAAGGTGAAGTGCGGTCGCTCGTCCTCTTCCTCGCGGTTCGGGTTGAGCGGGCTCGTCAGGTAGTAGTGGGCCGGCGACTGCGACCAGATGGTCCGCAGACCGCTCGACGAGATCGAGGGTCCGTCGCAGGGCTGGCCGTGGTAGTCGGCCATGCTCATGTCGGAGATGAAGGCGGTGTCAGTGATGACCTCGCCCAGCCAGGGCGTCGCGGCGCGCATCGTCGTCCTCCTAGAAGGGGATTTCGACCGCATCGGCGGCCGGCTGCGGCTTGGGGGCGAAGGCAGGCGCCGAGGGCCGACCCTGGCGCGCGCGCATGGCGTCGCGGGCGAACTTGATGACGAGATCGATCAGGAAGTCTTGGAACCGGCGGCTCTCGTCCTCAAAGCCCTGGGTCAGGTGCAGGTGTTCTTCCAGGATCGTGCCGATCAGGAAGTTGCCGCCCCGGTTCAGCGTTAGGCGCGAAAGGAAAATGGTCCCGTTCTTGGCCACGCCGAACACGTCTGGGCCGAGGGTCTCGACGCAGACGATCGGTGCGCTGATCGGGTAGCCGATATCCGCCAGGAAGCGGACGGCGTCGTCGACGTCCTCCTGCTCGGTTTCCGACAAGGCGAGCACCGTGCCGCGCGCCTCGCGCTGGGCCCACAACTCTGAGGATCGGACGGCCTGCGGGAGAACCGCACCCGTGCCAAGACGCTCGCAGAGTTCCAGGGTCGTCTCGGCGAAGGTCGTGCCGGGGCTGTCGTAGGACAGCATGCCCTCGTACGAGTTCTTCGATTGCAGCGCGGTCGCGATCACCGCCTTGTCGTCGGCCTGAGCGAGCGTCCAGCCCACCCAGTGACGCGCGGCGTAGTCTTCCTTGAGCGTCCGGTCCTCTGTGAGGTTCATGGACGTGGTCAGATTGTAGGTGTGGGCGCCGGGCCTCTCCAGCCTCGCGACCAGCACGCCGCGATAGTAGATCCCGCCGGAAGGGCCGGGGTGGACCTCGGCGAAGGACCCCTTGTGGAGCGGCTGGGTCGACAGAAAGTACTTGTTCTTGTCGCGCGCAGCACCGGCGAAGGCCTCGCCCTCGACCCAGATCGTGGTCTGTCCCTCGGCCGGGTCGGCAAAACCCTCGACCATCTCGCCCGCCTCGTCGAGGCAGTTCGAGTAAAGTTCGCGGAAGACCTGCCACATCTCCCAGTGGGCGCCGAGGTGCGTCGTGAAGCCCAGGCGCTCCTCGCCGGCCGGGCCGGTCATGCGGATGAACTGGAACGCCTTGCCGCGCACCTCGCCTGGATCAACAGCGAAGTCGAAACGCTCTAGTCCGCGCCAAATCGTGATCCGCTGGCTGGTCCGCAGCAGCGAGGCGACGGCATACTTCAGGCCCGTGCCGAAGACGCCGATCGGGTTCTCGCCCTCCTTGGCGCTGACGCCCATGGTGGTCACGGCCTCCATCGGGATCAGGCCGGGGTTGATCAGGGACACGACGCTCATGGACGGCCACCTTTCAGGGTTTGAGGGAACAGGACCGCCCATCCGCACATCGCAGCAGCGGTGGCGAAGGACAGGGCGACGTAGGCGAGGGGGATCAGAGCAGCGGCGAGCATCAGCCGACCCTCACGGTGGCGTTCGGAGCAGCGTGGCAGGCATCCAAGACCGTCATCGCGAACCGGCGAGCACCGTCGAAATCGCCCCACCCATTCGCCGGGTTCATGGCTTTGAACTTCGCAGGATCGGCGTTGAAGGCCGCCAGCGTCCGCATCAGGATTTCGGCGACTTCGCGGGCGGCCTTGCCATCCCATTCCTGGGGCCCGTCGCCGTTGTTGCACTCGGCGAACATCGGACGCAGGTTCCACGTCATGTTCGCGTCAAGGATCGCGAGAGCGACCGGCTCAGGTCCGCCCGCGTCGATGTCAAGGTGGACGTCGTAGCTCATGCCGCCTCCGCCGAGACGTGCTGATCGACCAGGGCGGCGAGGTCGGCCGGCGTCTTGCAACGCTCCCAAGCATCGTCTGAGGCCTCGAACCCGTAGGCCCGCTCAATCGCGATGGTCGCCGCCCAGAAGGCGCCGTCGGTCAGGCCGATGCGGTGAAGCGGCTCGGCCATGTGGATCCGCTCGGCGTAGGACGAGGCGCGCTCGGCTTCGACGAAGGGGAGGTGCTGGGCGACGATCACGCGGATCGCCTTCTGAGTGGGGGTCAGGTCACTCATGCCGGCACCGCCTGGCCCGTAGCCTTCGCGGCCTCGGCGTGTTCCTTGATCCAGGCGAGACGCGCCGGGTTGGCGTACAGCGTGCCCTTCTCCATGGCGTCCATGAAGGCGTCGTGGTTGGGATCGAACGGGTTGTACGGCCGCAGGCCGGCCTCGACGAATTGCTCGTAGATCAGACCGTGCACCTCGTCGGTGCCGTCGCGTTGCCGTATCCAGTCCAGCAGGTTGTCGCAGATGGGCTGGGTGACGACGAAAGGCTCGTAGTCTGGACAGCCGCCGTCGATCCACGCCTGCAGTTCGATATAAAACCGGCCGAGGCGTTCTTCTGTGGTCGCCATCGCCTACGCCCCCACCAGGGCCGACATGCGCGCCTGCGAGATCGTAGCGTCACGTTCGGCGGCGGCGCGAGCCTCGGCGGTCGCGTACTTAGCGGCGGCGCGGGCGACGATCTTGCGGTCCTCGTTGAACCGCCGCTTGTCGCAGCGGGCCTGGCGCTCGATCTTCCGCAGCTCCAGACGGATCGCGGCGGACTCGGCGATGATGGCGTCGGTCTCCTCGATCGAAGTCTGACCGTTCACCTTGCTCGACAGCTTGGCCAGCTTGGCGGAGGCGCCAGCAAGGCCCGTCGAGATCGTGGATGCGATGGGGGTCCACATGGTCAGGCCGCCATCTGCTGGCCAACGCCGAAGCGCTGGACGGTTTGCAGGACGATGGCGCGGCCGGCTCGGTCGGTGTCGACCAGGGCGCGGGCCAGTTCCGGGCCGAGGTCGACGCACGCCAGGGCTTGGCAGGGGTCATCGGTCGAGACCGGTCCATGGCCGCCGTCGGACGGGTCGGGCAGACCCTCGAAGAAGTAGGAGACGGGAACGTCGAGGCAGCGGGCCGTCTCATACAGCTTGGAGGCGGAGACACGGTTTGCGCCGTTCTCGTACTTCTGGACCTGTTGGAAAGTCAGGCCCAGCGCGTCGGCGAGGGTCGATTGGCTCAAGCCGATCATCTTGCGTCGGGCCCGGATGCGCTGGCCGACGTGGCGGTCAACCGGCATAGGGCTACGGTCATCGAAGGTCATGTGTTCCCCCTTCTGGTCAGGCCGCGCGCGGCGGCTCGGGTTGATGGTCAGGGCGGCGGAAGGCGACAACCTTCGGACCGCTGATCGACGGGGCGCGCATCAGCGCGTCATGGGCGGCCTGGATGGCGTGCTGGTCTTCGTGGTCCTGTGGAAGGTCCAGCGAGGCCATACGGAGGGCGCGGGCGATCTCGGCGGCGGTCATGCGGCGAACCCCGAGGCACGATCCCATCGGCGAGCCTGCATCCGCGCGTTGGTCAGCTGGTGCGCCTTGCAGAGCGCGGCCAGCCACGCTTTCGGATCGCGGGCAGCTTCGGCGGCGCGGCGCTCGTCTTCGAACACGCGCAGGAGGTCTTCTTGTTCGGCGCGGCCGATGTGGACGCCTACACGATCCACGCGGGCCAGGACGTCAGAGCCGCAAGCCCAAAACATCAGCGGGGTAGGGGTGATCGTGGCCATGGTCAGGCCTCCGCCATCAGCGACTTGATGACGGCTTCAGCGGCCCAGACGCCGTTGCGCGTCAGCTGGCGTTGCCAAGCGCCCTCACGGGGCGACCAGCGGAACGCGCGGCTCTTCAGCTCCTTGATCGTGTCGGCGTCGGGTTTGCCGTCGAACACCAGCTGAATGCGGTCGAGCGTGGTGTTGAAGACCAGCCGACCGCCCTCGAAGGCGCGGTCCTTATGCTCGACTTCGGCGGCAGCGGCCGACAGCGCGGCCTTTTCGGCGGAACGCACGCGGCGACGGACGAACTCGTCGACGCCCGTGGCGTGGCGATAGAACTCGTCGCAGCGACGGCGCTCGATCTCCATGCGCTTCTCGTTGCGCGCCTTGGGGAAGTTCGCAGGACCGGTGATGAACCAGTTGGCGCAGCGCGCGCCAGCTTGCTGATAGGCGCTCCAGAGCTTCATGAAGCGGGCTTGCCAGAGAGCCACCGCCTCGGCGTCAAGGCCAGCGTTGGACAACTTCTCAGAGCCCGCGTCGTAGAGGCCGGCGGCGTCGTTCACGGCGCGCTCTGCGGTGCGTTCTGGGAAGTGGGTCCGATGATTGAAACCTTGGGTGAAGCGCTCACGCCCGCCAACCGCCTTCAGGAGGAGTTCTGCCGTGGTCATGGCCATCACTCCGCAGCAAGAGCGAGGGCGTCGCAGCCGGCGGTGGCGCGGCGGGCTTCATCTTCACGGCCCAGCAGGCCGCCGAGTTCATCGCGGAGCGTGCCGACGACACCGGCCGGGATCGCGCGGCGATCCATCATCAGCGCCATGCGCTGTTCGGCGTTCAGGTGGCGGCTGGCGAACTCGTTCGTCAGAGCGCAGGCATTGCGGAAACGTAGCGAGGCCCGCTCGGTCGGCGACAGGCCCCAGACCTTCGCCAGGGCGGCCTTCTGCGCCGGGTCGCGCATGTCGAAGGCTATGACTGTGTTCGTGGTGCGCACTGGGCGGCTCCCGTTCGATGACGGGAGAATTCATGCATGATGCACGAAAGTGCGTCAATTACTTTTCGTGCACGTTGCACGATTTTCTTCAGCACTTGTCCCGGCGCACGAAAAAGCCCGGCGCTGGGCCGGGCTCACCGAGAGCGGAGAGTTTGGATCAGCGCCCTCCGAGTTCGGCGATCGTGTTCGTGGTCGCCTCCTCAGCAAGGCCTTCTAGGAACCTATCCTGCTCGTCCTTCGGGATACCCTTCGAGCTCATGAACGGTCGTGCGTTGAAGGTGCAACGGAACATCGCTAGGGACCGAAGCTCCTTCCTGCTTTTGACGCCCTGGCGCAGGTAGAGTTCAGTGGCTTTGCTCATGCACCCATAGATCGACGTTTCGAGCGAGGACATCTGGATCCGAAGATTGGCCTCGCGTGGATCGAAATGGACGGTGTCGCTATCGGGCTCTCCTGATGCCTCTGGCCCGACCTGTTCTTCTTGCGGCTGACTTGCGCTGGCCAGGGTCGCGAGCGCTGATTTTTTCGGCTCTGGGCATGGCCCCCACTTCTGCTGGTACATCGGTAGCTCTGGCGGCCCGTAGCACATGCCGGCATCGCGGAGCTTTTTGACCAGCGCATCTCGCTTAGTGCAGGCTGCATCCGTCTTGGGATCGTCGCCGCTGCCACCCCGGCAGGCCTCGTTCTGAATTTCCTCTTCTCGAAGTAACTGCTCCGGCGTCTCAGTGGTGATGGACGCGACAGCCTTCGTCGGCGCTTCCGGCTTTCTTGACGGCGAGGGTCCACATCCCGCCAGCACGATCATCGTCAACAACAGCGCGCGCCGCAATTCCCCCTCCAGGCCGCCGGGCGGCGCTATCGCTTCGTAACTGCCTCGACCGCACCCAAAGCCGCAGCAGCGGCCACGGCCTGTTCCTTTGGATCGCCGATTCCCTTGATCCGCTTGAACAGGCGCTCGAGCAGATCGTCCTCCTTGCCGTCGACCAGCCAGGTTTCAGAGACCTTGAAGAACGCGGCCAGCTTCTCGGCCTGCGGGGCCAAGTTGCGACTGCCGTTCTCGTAGCCGTTGTAGGTGCCGACCGGGATGTCGAGGTCGCGCGCTGCGGGCGACCCCTTCTTGTAACCCGCGGCCTCGCGCGCCTGAATCAGGCGGGCGCCGCGCTCCTTCCACAGTTTCTTCTCGGCTTCAGTTGGCATGTGCCGATAGTGCCGAGAAAATTTCGTGCAGGACGCATGAAGTTCGGTTGACGCGTTTTCGTGCATCATGCATTAAATGCGCTATGCGAACCCACACGAAGATCATTCAGGACGCAAAAGTCTCGAAAGTTCGGGCGATCCTGGCCGAGCGTGGGTTTGCGGTGTCCGATCCTACCGTGCGTTCCTGGACCCGGCGTCCGGACGCCGACGGCAACATTCCGTCGCCCTACTGGAATGCCCTGGCCGATGCTGATGTGACCTCGCTCGAAGAGCTGGCCGCACACGCTGAGGTGCGGGCCCGCGTCGCCGAGGCCGCCTAGATGCGCGCCTGTGAGCAGCCTCCGCAGGAAGCGCACGCGCGCCGCAGCTGCATCACGGCGAGCGGTGAGGGCGCAACCGACGCTGCCTCGATCCGCGCCACAGCGCGGAGCATTCGCTTCTCGCAGCGTGCGAGCGCCTTCTGTGACCGTTTGCCGGCAATCAGGATCGACGCGAGGGCCAACACGGCAGCGTCGCCCTCCAGTGCCCGGTTCGGAAAGGGGATCAGGGTCCCCGACGGCGCCTTGATGTTCCGCATGTGTTCCTCCGACATGGAGGAGACTCGCGGCCCTGCTTGCGCCATTTGCGGACGTGGCGGCGTTAACGAATTCCCCGCATTGGGTTCGGATCTGGCGGGGATGATGTCGAAAATGCTGACGAGTGGCATGGCAATTCGCATCCATGAGGCGAATTGGCACGCAACCATTTGCAACTTGGCCTGTCAATCCTTGGCGCTGCTTGCCATAAGGTTGAAGAAGGCCTGGAGAACCTCTTTCACCTCGGAATGGGCGCCGGACGCGCGGCTTTCCTGCTCGGCGTCCTCGATCACCAGCACGTGGCCCTTGATGTTCATGGCCGCGCGGGCTTGGCGCGCTTTCGGCAGGGCTCGGATGATAGAGTCGGCCAGCGCGGTGGCGACGCCCAGGGCCACGTCTTTGTCGGATGTGTCGCTCATGGCCGGCGTTATTGGCGCATGCGTTGCCAATAGCCACCGACTGCACGTCGCCGTTAATGGTTATCGACAACCGAGCGTCGAAAGGGGCCATTTCGCCGCACGTCTCAGCTCCGAAATGGGGGCGTGACCATGCGCGCAGGGATTCAGAACAAGATCGACGCGACGGACCAGCGCCTTTTTGAGGGGCGTCTGACAACCCATTGCATCGAGGCTCGCCGGGGCGACTCCCTCTCCGTGTCGAATGGACCCGGCGAGCCACCATCTTCGCACCCGTCAATCATCCCCCCGTTGAAGGGGCGCGGGGGCGACGGCTGGATCTGGTTCGTCCAGGCCCAGCCGTCGCAATCCCACCTTAACCGCATCCGAGGCAAGGGCGCTGTACCGGCCGGCAAGCCGATCAAGCCCCTTCAGTCCGCCAAGGTCGCGGGAAACAGCCGAGTACATTCCTGCTCTAATCCCCGCCGCGACGGCAATCGCGAAGGGGTCGTTCATGTCCATGCCCTGGACGGCGTTCGCATCATCACCACGCTTCACGCCCATACCGGAGACGGTCTTTCCGTCCCCGGCCTGGAGACTCTGAAGCCCCGCCTCGGTCTCGCCGAGGCCATCCCCACCCATGCGGAGACCTTCTCATGATGAAGGTCTCCACGATGGAAATCCTCGGTTCGCGTGGGGAATTATTCCCCTCGCTCGGCCTGGCGCGTCACTCCCGAGACGCCCTCGCCCGGTATGTCGCGTTGCGCTGGCCGACGGGGCGCCGGAAGGCGGTCGCGGCTGAATTCGGCCTGACCCCTGACGAAGCTCGTAGCGTCTGCGAAGCCACTGCGTCAGCCGCCACCCTCGACAAGATCTGGAAGTCGCCCAATGGCGGCTGGTCCGTCCTGCTGCCCGTGATGGGCGCCGTAGTCGGTCAGACCTTCGAGGACTTCCATCATCAGGAACTGAAAAACCATGCGGCGCAGGCTCGTCGTCACGCTTCGCTGGCTCGCGATCTGCGGGCTCTACGTTCTGTGGGCGCTGGCCCTGACGGCGAGCTGGCTGCTCGCACAGACGAGGGAGGCAGCTTTGTGGCTCGCGGCTCAAGCGCGCGCCGCCATCGACGCGGTGAGGGCTGATATGTCCGAGCACCGCCGCATCGATCCCTGGCGCGTCATGTACGTCGCCCTGCTGGCCGCCTCGGCTGCCATCACGATCACCGTTATCCGCTGGATCTTCTTCTAGCGGCCCGGGCCACGCGCCGGGGCCCTGAAGTCCGGCGCATGTAGAGGGAGGGCAGATTGGCCCGCTCGATCAAAGACGACGCCGAGCCGCCGAAGGCTGGGCACAACAAGCCGCCCCTGACGAAGGAAGACAAGGCGGCGCTCCTGCAGAAGGCCGTGGCGGAAATCCGCAAGTGTCAGGCCGCCGAGGAGGGCCCGCGCGCCGAACTGAAGGAAGCCCAGGCCGCGACGACCGCCGCGTTCAACCAGCTGAAGGTCGACCTCGGCAAGAACTATACCCGCAAGTACGTCCAGACGCTGGTCGAGGACTTCTCGACCCGCCTGCGGAACGTCGCGGCCAACGAAGAACAGCGCTTCAACGATCGCGTCGCCCTGGGCCTGCCAGTCTTCGGCAAGCAGCAGGACCTCTTCGACGGCGCCGGCGAGACCATGCCACAGGAGGCCAAGGACGAGATCGCCTGGGAGCAGGACGGCTACGGCGCTGGCCGCCGCGTCGACGAGCGCAAGGCTCCCGAGGGCTGCCCACCCCGCATGGATCAGTTCTGGCTCAAGGGCTACGACCGGGGCCAGGAAGAGACCGTGAAGCTTTTCACGCGCGCGGACGAACTGACCAAGCCGGCCGCCGATCCCGCGCCGGAAGAGCCGGAGGTCGACGAAGAAGCCGAGATCAAGCGCCAAGCCGCGGCCCTGAAGAAATCGGGCTTTACCGAAAAGTCGGGCACCGAGCCTGAACCGGTCGCCGCCTGATGACGATCCTGGCGCTCGACCTCGCCACCAATCTCGGCGCGTGCTGGGGCGAAGCCTCGGCGCGGCCGCAGTTGGGCCATCACCGGCTCCCGTCCACCGGCGACGACGTCGGCGCCTTTCTGTGCGCCTACGAGGATTGGCTGGAGGTGCGGATCGACGAGGTCGAGGCCACCGTCATCATCTTCGAGGCGCCGGTACTCCCGCGCCCGAAGTGGAACAAGGTCACCAAGAAACTCGAGGGTGGCGTCAGCATCCAGACCACCCGCAAGCTTCAGGGCCTGGCCGGCGTCACCGAGATGATCGCGACGCGCCGAAACCTGCTCTGCCGCGAAGCCCAGCCCGCCGAGGTCAAGCAAGCCCTCGCGGGAAAGGGCAACGCCAAGAAGCCCGAAATGGTCCGGGCGGCGCGAGCTCTTGGCTTTGCCCCCCACGTCTACACCCAGGCCGGCGAAGAGGCCTCCGACGAGGCCGACGCCCTCGGCGTCTGGCTGTCCTGGGTTCGCGTCCGTCATCCGCAGCAGGCCGCCGCGTGGCTGCCGCTCTTCGCTCAGGGGAACCTGCCTTGATCACCATCGACATCGCCCAGCGCGCCGCGTCGCGCGACCGCGCACCGTTCATTCAATTCTACCGCACCGAGGCGGACCGTCGCCCAGCGCGCCGCGTCGCGATGCCCAACGACGGGCCTGCAGTGAAGCATCCAAGAAACCTGGAACGCAGGTGACGTCGTGATCCTCGCCGGCCTCGAACTCCGCACGAACGAACTTCTGACGATCGGGCCCTTTGAGGACTGGTCGGGCTGTCGCTCGCCCTCGCGCGCCAAGCGCCGCCAGCGCCAGGGACACCGGCAGCGCGTGCGCTACTTCTACAAGCCGGACCCGAAGGTCTACCAGATCCAAAACCTCGGCGGCACGATGGGCGTTCTGGTGTGCCACCCGGCGACTGCGCAGGCACTGATCGAAGCAATACCAAAGTGGGAAACCGTGATGGACCGTCGGCCGCGCCCGTTCAACCACATGCCGCCGATAGGCGAAATGTTCCGAAATCCCGCTGAAACATACAAGAAACCGGGATTTGAGGCATGAACGCCGCCGAATTCCGCTCCGCGCTGCGCCAAATCGGCATTTCCCAGGCCGAGTTCGCCAGGCTGATCAAGCGTTCCCCGAACACCGTGACGGCTTGGATCAATGCCGGTAGCATCCCAGCCGCCGGCCGCCTTTTCTGCCGGGTCGCCCTCGACCACGGCCTCGACTACGCTAGAAAGGCAATCGCACCATGACCACGCCGGTATTTGTTAAGGTCGATATTGGCCCGTCTTCAGGCAACCAACCGTGCCAGATGGGCCGCGACTATGAGAAAAACCTCGCAGCTCTTATGACGTCGGTCAAAAGCTCACTGGCGCCTTATATAAACTATATATCGAACCAGCAGACCGAATACTCGATGCAGTACGACATCGATAACATTTTTCGGGATTGGGATGCCGCTGGCGAGCCGGTGTTATTGGCCGACGGATTTCGCGTTACTGGAGGGCAGATCAGTTTATCCGGTAACAATGCGACGATGGCTTGGCGCACAGACTTCTATCCATGGGCACGATATCAAGCCCCCAAGCCCAGAGAATGCTACGCAGCGCTGGGCTACTATGACGAATTCGACCTGTATATCGGGTTCCAGCCCCCGCTTCCTCCGACACTGATCGCGCGCTTCGGAAATGGCCCGGATCAATACCTTTCAGCAAATCCCTACCTGTTAAGCGCGGAGGATTTCGCTTTGACAGGTTCCCACTTTGTCGAGGCGAAGCGCCGGGCCGATCTCCTGGCGCTTTTGCCATGATTTCGACTACGCCAAGGAGGCGTTACGTCCGTGATGCAATGCAAGGACATACCTGACAGGCCGATACTGTCATTTCTCGCGGGCCCCTTTGACGGCTGGCCGGCGCCTGGCTGGGCTGTCTGGTACGGAAAAAAGGGCGAGACGGTACAGAGCGTATTAAACGCTATGCCAGAAGGAACGCCTCCCAAACTCGCCCTGGCCAAGATGCGCCAGATGATCCGGCGCGGCGTCGTGGACGGTTGTGGATGTGGGTGTCGCGGTGATTTCGAAATCACCACGAAAGGTTACGCCGAACTCGCGCTAAGCCAAGCACCGGATGACGCCAAGGAGGCACTCAGAATATGAGCCTTCGCACGGAAACACGGAAAGCGGCCTCAGAATGGTTTCTTGGCCTCATGCGATTTATTCTTGATGTCGGAAGGTTTTGGTTTTGACCCGTAGCAACAGCTCAAACTAAAAGGCGATTAAACCATGAAGTCTGAAAATCAGTATGCCGTCATTGACGTAGAGATAAAGTCGACGGCGGACAAGTTTCTGAATGAAGCACTTAGCAGCGGCGCAATGCTTGTGGTAATTGCCCGAAGAGGTTCATCAGGACAAAGGTTTGTTCAATACAAAATATCTTCAGTTACGATCGCCAGTTCGGATACGGTAAAGCAATAGCGCATTTAAAGGATGACAAGACTATGATGCTTTTACCAGTGACGACGAGGCGCTGAAGCCATGACCGAACAGACAATGCGAGATAGGGCTGTCGATTCGATGTGGCGAGAGGTCGAGCGGCAGAATTGCGGCGATAGGTTCGCCAGCAGCCCGAGTTTTGGCGAAGTGCATGGTACCATAGACATGGGCACCATACTTGGCGCGGCGCTGCAAGCTCTGAGACAACCGAGCGCGGAGATCGTTGCGGCGGGAGATCGCGGCATGTCGGAAGCGGCTGAGATGAATGACATGGACGACGCGGCCGCTTGTTGGACTGCCCAGATCGACGCGATCCTTGAAGCCTAGCCAGATATCATGTCTCTAGCTTCTCAACGCACACCATCTTGACACGGAACCGAAAAAATGGTTCCGCTGGTCACCAGACGTTCCACGTCCACAGCCCCACCGGCTCTCCGCGTGGGGCTTTTTCGTGCCCGCCGCCCGTCACCGATCCAAGCGCGCAACCCTAGGGGACGCCACGGGCGGCGAGGCAATCCAGTTTCTGCGAGGGCCATCCGGCGGCTTCTGGGGTTCGACGCCCTGGCCTCGCTCCCCCTTGCGACCGTAGCTCAGCGGTAGAGCGCGACCCTTCCAAGGTCGGCGTCGTCGGTTCGAGTCCGACTGGTCGCTCCAAACCTTTCCCGCCCTTCCTCACCCCTCAACTGAAAAGCCCCCTCCGCTTTGAGCCGGGGAGGGCGGGGAAACCAGATTGCCGTCTGCGCCTCTCGCCTTGGATGATTCTAGACCCTCGCCAAGGATGAAGCGCTTGGGGATGACCCGACCGGGCACCTAGCAAACCGGATCCGGCTCTCGCCTCCCGCCCGGTCAAGCCCAACAAGCGCGGGACCAACGGCAAGCCCTTCGCTCGCACCGGCGGCTCGAACACACCCGCTTATGGCTGAGACTTGGCGCGCCAGGCCGTGCGCGAGCGAAACCCACACCCAGGAGAACCCCCATGGCCGACACCTTCGCCAAGGTCACCTCGAACGACCCCGCTATCGTGAGCGCCGCTGTGTACGCCGTCCTCGGCGCCGTGGGCAGCGCCACCGCGTCCTACACCCAGGCCGATGGCGTGATCAGCATGGAAATCGGCAAGGCTGAGCCGGTCAAGGTCGTGAACACGATCGTCGTCACCGCGCCGGCCGCGCCCGTGGTTCCGGTGTCCGCTCCCCTGGATGCCGAGGCCGCAGCCCCGCCGGCCGAGGTTCAGGCCTAGCCCATGTTCTCCGCCCTGATCACCCACGCCGGTTTCTTCATCGCTGGCGGCATAGCCACGACCTGCACTGTGCTCGTCGTCGGCTATAGGGTGATCAAGGGCCTCTACCGCCGGATCGCGCGGGGGTATTGATGGCCGACCTCACGCCCAAGCAGGCGCTCTTCGTCCAGGAATACCTCGTCGATCTCAACGCCACCCAGGCCGCAATCCGGGCCGGATATAGTGAGACGACCGCCCATTCGATTGGGCACGAGAACCTGAGCAAACCTGAAATTGTTGCTGCGATCGCGGCAGCGCAGGAAGAGCGCTCCAAACGGACCGAAATCACCCAGGACATGGTTCTGAGGCGCTTCTGGTCGATTGCCACGGCCAACGCCAACGACTTGATCGAGTACCGGCGCTGCAACTGCCGCTATTGCTGGGGTGCCGGTTTCCGCTTTCAAGAGACGCAGGGCGAACAAGATCGCCGCCGCGCCCAGTGGGAGAAGGATCGTCGCGCCGCAGCCGGAAAGTCGAACGAGGCTGACTTCGTTGAGTTCAACGAGATGGGTGGAGTCGGCTACCACGCCTTCCGCGAGCCGAACCCCGACTGCATCGAGTGCTTCGGCCAGGGCGTCGGTCAGGAGTTCGTCAAGGACACCCGCGACCTGCCTGCCGACGCGGCCGTCCTCTATGCCGGTGTGAAGGTCACGCGCGAAGGCCTGGAGGTGAAAATGCACGACCAGGCCAACGCCCTGCTGCAGGTTGGGCGCCACCTCGGCATGTTCACCGACAAGGCGGACCTGAACCTGACCGGCGTGACCGTGAATATCATCGGTCCGGATGCCGACCTTTGAGCTCAACCCGAAACAGGTCGAGGTTCGCAACCGCCTAGCCGGGCCTGAAATCCACAATCTGATCGCTGGCGGCTCGCGCAGCGGCAAGACGTTCCTGATTTGCTACTGCATCGCTACTCGCGCGCTCAAGGCACCGGGAAGCCGTCACCTTATCGCCCGACACCACAACATCGACGTGCGCCAGGCCGTCATGATGGACACCTGGCCGAAGATGATGCGGCTGGCCTATCCCGAGATCCGGTGCCCGCCCAATAAGTCTGACCAGTTCGTTTCGCTACCGGCTAAACCAGGTGAAGAGCCAGCAGAGGTCTGGTTCGGCGGCCTGGACGACAAAGACCGAGTCGACAAGATCCTCGGCAAGGAATTCGCGTCAATCTATGTCAGCGAAGCCTCTCAGGTCGCATACGATACGCTGCTGACCCTGCGGACTCGCCTGGCGCAGAACCTGCTCCAGCGCGACGGCCGAGCGCTCAAGCTCAAAGAATACATCGACCTGAACCCCACAGGTCAGGGGCATTGGTCGTACAAGGAATACGTCCTAGGGCGCCGGCCCGAGAACGATGAGGCCCTTCCAAAGGGCAACCACACCTTCAGCTACATCAACCCAGGCGACAACCCGCACCTCTCCGACCAGTACCTCTCGATGCTGTCGGCCATGCCGGAGCACAAGCGCAAACGCTTCTATGAAGGCGTCTATCAGGCTGAAGTCCCTGGCGCGCTCTGGTCGCTCTCGACCATCGAGAAGTATCGCCGGTCTGTCATTCCCGACCTCACGCGCATCGTCGTGTCGGTCGACCCGTCCGGATCCGACGGCACCGGCGGTGACATGCAAGGCATCGTGGTCGTAGGTCTTGGTGTCGATGGTCGAGGCTATGTGCTTGAGGACGGATCCTGCCGCCTTCCGCCAGCTGGCTGGGCTCGCCGCGCCGTCGACCTATACAAGAAGTGGGAAGCCGACCTGATCGTCGCCGAAATCAACTACGGCGGCGCGATGGTCGAGTTCACCATCAAGACCCAAGACAAGTCGGTCCCGGTCAAGGTGATGACGGCATCGCGTGGCAAGCACGTCCGCGCCGAACCGATCTCGTCCCTATACGCTGAGGGCAAGGTCTCGCACGTCGGGGTGTTCCGCGATCTGGAAGACCAGCTGACCATGTTCAACACGTCTGGCTACCAGGGCGGAGACAGCCCTGACCGAGCCGACGCGCTGATCTGGGCCCTCACCGAGCTGATGCTGGGCGACGGCTTCGACCTCAACGCTTACCTGAAGGCCTACGGATGACGAGCAAGCGAGCGCGCCGCCGTCAGGCTGGCCGGCAGATTACGGACGGTGCCACGGTCAAGGCCCAGGTCAACGACGGGTTCCAGAACCTCACCGCGCGCTTGGGGCGCGGCACCGGCAACCTGCAGGACGCCTCGACCTACGTGGTCCAGAAGCCCATCACCCGGATGCCTCGGAACCTTGAGGCGATGTATCGGGGGTCTTGGATCGTCGGCGCCGTCGTCGACGCGATCGCCGACGACATGACCCGGGCCGGCGTCGACTTCGGATCGGCCGTCAAGCCCGAGGTGATCGAGGCGCTCCAGGGCGCGATCAATGACCTCGACATCTGGGGCGGCGTCTCGGACGTCATCCGCTGGTCCCGCCTCTACGGCGGCGCGATCGGCGTCCTGATGATCGATGGCCAGGACATGACGCAGCCCTTGCGTCCGGAAACGGTCAGCAAGGGCCAGTTCAAGGGCGTCCTGGCGCTGGACCGTTGGTGCCTGAACCCGAACGTCACCGACTTGGTGACGGACCTTGGCCCGAACCTGGGTAAGCCGAAGTTCTACGACGTCGGCCCGAACGCGCCGGCCTTTCAGTTGCAGCGGATCCACCACAGCCGCGTCATCCGCCTGGATGGGGTGAAGCTGCCGTTCTTCCAGCGCATGGCCGAACAGGGCTGGGGCCAGTCGGTCGTCGAGCGGATGTTCGATCGCCTCCTGGCCTTCGACAGCACCACGACCGGCGCGGCGCAGCTGGTGTTCAAGGCCTACCTGCGGACGCTGAAGGTCGAGGGCCTGAGGTCGATCCTGGCCGCTGGGGGGGCCGCCGAGGAGGCCCTGGCCAAGCAGGTCGAGAACATCCGCCGCTACCAGCAGACCGAAGGTCTGACCCTTCTGGACTCCAAGGACGAGTTCGGCGTCCACAACTACACCTTCACCGGCCTGGACGACATTCTGCTGCAGTTCGGCCAGCAGCTTTCAGGCGCGACGCAGATCCCGATGGTGCGCCTCTTCGGCCAGTCGCCGGCCGGCCTGAACTCGACGGGCGAGAGCGACCTGCGCAACTACTACGACGGCGTGAGCTCGGCTCAGGGCCGTGACCTTCGCGTCCCGCTCAACACGGTCTTCGACCTGACCTATCGCTCGGTGACGGGTGAGACTCCTCCGGCGGACTTCGGCTTCACCTTCAACCCGCTGTGGCAACTGAGCGAGGAGCAGCGCTCGACGATTGCGACCCAGCACACCACGGCCATCCTCGCGGCCGAGGAACAAGGCACGATCGACCGCGCCACCTCCCTAAAGGAGCTGAAGCAGTCGAGCCAAGTCACCGGCGTGTTCACCAACATCACCGACGAGATGATCGAAGAGGCGGAGAACGAGCCACCTCTGGGTGGCGAAGGTGGCCTCGGAGACATCGACCAGCACGTCGCGCAGATCCTGGCCGGCGGCGCTCCGCCAGCGTCCAATGAAGCCCCTCAGCCTTAGCCTTGTCGACCGTGGCGCCGAGCCCGGCCTGATCAAGATCCGCAAGATCGAAGAGCAGCACGCCCGCACGCTGCGCCGGATCGGCAAGCACATCGGCGACATCATCAACGGCTGGGCCCCCACCGACGCGCTGCCCCGCCTTTCCGACATCCCAGGCCTTCAACGTGTCCTCGCCGCCTACAGCCAGGCCTTGGAGCCCTGGGCCAAGTCGACCGCGACGCGGATGATGCAGGAAATCGCCATCCGCGACCGCCGGATGTGGGCGGCTCATGCCAAGGACATGAGCAAGGCCCTGAAGCTGCAACTGGAAAACACCCCGATGGGCCAGTTCTTCAGCCAGCGCATCGCCGAGCACGCCGCCGAGATCACCAGCCTCCCGACCGAGGCCGGCCAACGCGTCTATGAGCTGACCCGCAAGGGCCTGCTGACCAGCGCCCGTCCGGCGGCCCTGGTCGAGGAGATCCGCCGCAGCGGCGACGTCTCGGCGTCTCGTGCAACCATGCTGGCCCGCACGGCTGTCAGTTCCACCGCCGAAGCCCTGGTCGAGACCCGGGCCAAGTCAATCGGATCTGTCGGATACGTCTGGCGCACCGCGCGTGACGGCGACGTCCGCCCCTCGCACAAGGCGATGGAGGGCAAGTTCGTGGCTTGGAACGATCCACCGACCCTGGACGGCTACCGCGCCCATGCCGGGTGCTTCGCCAACTGCCGCTGCCGCCCGGAGCCGGTTCTACCCGAGTGGTGAAAGAATGGCGCGGGGCGGTATCGGCTCCCGCAGCAATCGCGAGATCGGAAGTCCAGGAAGCTCGCGCCCGCGCCACCCCCACAATAGGAGATCCCCATGGACGGCGCGACGCCGAAGTTCAACGCGGCCCTGTCGACGACTCCGGTCGCGCTCAAGGCGGTCCCGGGCCGGGTGACGGCCTACGAGTTCTACAATCCGGGCAACGCCCTGGCTTACATCCAGTTCTTCGATGCCAAGGCGGCGGATGTGGTCCTGGGCACGACGCCGCCGGTCTGGATCGTCCCAGTCCCGGCCGGCGGCCGCGTGACCGGTCCGCACGACAAGCTACGGTTTAACACGGCGATCAGCGCGGCGGCCGCCACGACCGCGACGGGATCCACGGCTCCGAACGCCGCCCAGATCGCCGCGATCGGCGTTCGCTAGTTCAGGCCCTCGATCGCGAGGCCCAGGAACGACCATTCCACGTCCCGCAGGTCGTCGAGCGGGTCATCTTCCCAGTCGCAGTGGTTGGAGAAGCGGTCGCCGATCCGGACGCTCTCCAGCCCGACCAGAACACCGCCCGTCACGGCGAACGTCACCTCGGCCTCGTCGCCCCGCCAGGCCGTGAAGAACGGATGGGGCCCATACGACGCACCGTCCACGCCCCTGACGCCCCGCACTGAGGCGGGGTTGTCCAGCATCCACCGCAGGATCTCCACGGCTTCGGCTTGCGGGATCTCGTTCTTCATCAGGAGATCACTATGGCGCTCCCCGCTTATGTCCTCAAGGGCGCGATCAAGCGCGCCATCGGGCTGTTCAAGTCCCTGACGGCCGATACCGGCGTGTTCAATACCAGCATCACCACGCCGCTGGTCATCTCGTCGGGCATCAACGCCCGCTCGGTGCAGACCGGCATCACGGCCTCGACGACTCAGACCCGCGTCGGCGGCTATGCCCTGACCAAGGCGCTGAATGTTGTCGCGACCGCGGCCAACAGCGGCGACGCCGTGACGCTTCCGGCCATGACCGCCGGTCAGAGCGTCACGATCTTCAACAATGGCGCCAACCCCATCAAGGTGTTCCCGAACGGCAGCGGCGACACTATCGACGGCGGGTCGGCTGGCGCGTCCGTCACCCTGACCAACGCCAACCGGTGCGCCTTCGAATGCGTTGCCGCCGGCGTCATCCTGTCGGCCAAGCTCGGCGCGGTGAGCAGCTAAGCCGTGGTCGGCCTGACCGATCGCGAGGTCGTCGACCGGGCCACGGCGACCTTCGCCCCCGAGCAGTTCGGCCGCAATCGCTATGAGACCCCCGAGGGCTACGTCCTCTGGGAGGGTGTCCGCCTCGCCCGTACCGGGCCCATGCTCTACAAGCCCGAAGAGCTTGAAGGCATCGAGCCGGGCGCCAATGGCATGATCGTGGTCGAGCGCGATGCCGATGTGCTGTTTGACCCCGATGCGATGCTTTCGTTCGCGGGCAAGGCGATCACCAACGAGCATCCGCCGATGATGCTCGATCTTGAAAACACCGCCGAATACGAGTGCGGGATCGTGCTGAACCCGCGCCGCGGCGAGGGTACCGACTCGAACCACCTCGTTGGCGACTTTCTCGTCAAGAACCCGGAACTCATCGCCGATATCGACGCTGGCAAGCGCCAAGTTTCGCTCGGCTACGACGCGGACGTCGAGCAGATCAAGCCCGGCCTAGCCCGCCAAACCAAGATCGTCGGCAACCATGCCGCCGTCTTACCCAGGGGCCGCGCAGGCCCTTCCTGTGCAATCCAAGACAAGGAGAATGCCATGGCGACGCCCAAGAAGCGTAGTGCCTGGGATCGCCTGACCACGGCCTTCAAGGCGAAGGACGAGGCGGCGTTCGAAGAGGCCCTGGAAGAGGCCAAGGACGAGGCCGGCGAGAGCGAGGGAAACCCGCAACGCCTGGTCATCGAACTGAAGACGCCGGAGGCCGCCGCGCCCGAGAAGGTCGGCGACGAAGGTGAAGGTGCGGGCGCCGGTGAAGGCGGAAGCGCCGATCCGACCGAAGAGCGCTTCTCCAAGCTGGAGGCCGCCATCGCCCAGATCGCCGAGTCGGTCGCCAAGCTGGCCAAGGGTGAACAAGGCGAGCAGCCGGTCGGTGACGAGGGCTGTGAAGGCGGCAACGAGGACGAGCCCGGCGCCACCAACGACGAAGACCCGGACGAGAAGGCCGAAACCACGAAGACCGCCGCCATGGACGCCATGGCCAAAGCCGAGATCCTGGCCCCGGGCATCAAGCTGCCGAAGTTCGACAGCGCCACCGGGCCGGCCGCTCCCGTCCTGGCCCTGAAGCGCCAAGCCCTGAAGGCCGCCCACGCCGGTAAGCACAAGGCCATCGTCGACTCGGTCCTCGGCGGCCAGGCGGCGGACTTCGACAAGATGAAGGGCGCGGTCCTGGCCGTGGTCTTCGACTCGGCTGCCGCCCTGGTCCGCGCCGAGAACAACGCCGGCGCCAACCCGCGCCGTCCGTCGGGGATCCCGCAAGGGCCCATGACCGCCGCCCGCTACGCCGAAACCTACCTCGGCAAGCGCAAGTAACCCACCGCCAGCACAAGGACACACCCCATGGTGGCTTTCACGACTCGGATGCCGGCGGGTTTTCCCGGCGTCATCACCCGCTCCGACAGCCTGACCGTCGAGCAGGAAATCATCGACAGTTCGAATCCGCCGACGGCCTATGGCCAGGCCATCAAGATCGTCAGCGGCAAGATGCAGGCTCTGCAGTCGGGTGACGCCGGATCGGTCGTCGCCGGCTTCATCGTCAAGCCGTATCCGACCCAGTCGGCCGACAACAACCTCGGCGGCGCGGGCACGCCGCCCACCACCGGCATCGGCGACCGCCTGCGTCGCGGCTTCATGGCCGTCATCCTGGCGAAGGGTACGGCGGACAAGGACGCCCAGGTCTACGTCGTCACCACGGCCGGCGGCACTGTCGCCTTGGGCGACATCGTGACCTCGGCATCGCCGTCGGGCGGCGGCACCGCTGTTGCTGTGACGGGCGCCCTGTTCACGGGGCCGGCCGATGCCGGTGGTGTCGTCGAGATCCGCTACAACCTCTAACCCGGCCTCGCCGGTTCCGGCCGCCGACGCGAGCGGCCCCCACCCCTTCCACAGATCGGAAACCACATGCTGCAATCCCTGATCCGGGAGGGCGCGGCCGCTCGCGCCCTCATCACTCCGAAGCCCCGTCGCTTCCAGCTGATGGACAACTTCATCACCTACGACCAGGCCGCCTACGACAGCGCCGGCGCCTTCCTGGTCGGGGAGCTCGAGCGCCTCGACCCGAAGATCCACGAGCCGCTCGTCTCGGTGTCGTGGAACCGCGACATCGATCTGCGCACCGACGTGCAGATGGGCGACGACACCTCGTCGTTCACCGTCTCGTCGTTCGGCTCGAGCGGCGGCGCGGCCCCGGCCGGCATCAGCTGGGCCGGCAAGACCACGACCACGCTGCCGCGCGTGACCCTGGACATTGGCAAGAAGGTCAAGCCGCTGCTGCCCTGGTCGGAAGAGGTGGCCTACACGGTCGCCGAACTGGCCTCGGCCCAGCAGACCGGCCGCCCGATCGACACCCAAATGGTGTCGGGCCTGAACCTGAAGCACCAAATGGACATCGACCAAATGGTCTATGTCGGCGACGCCTCCGTCGGCGGCTATGGCCTGTGCAACAGCGACCTGGTCGTCAACACCGGCAACGTCGCCAACGGCGCCGCTGGCACGCCCCAGTTCGCCACCAAGACGCCGGACGAGATCGTCGGGGACTTCAACGAGCTGCTGGTGTCGGTCTGGGCCGCCACGGGCTGGAAGGCCCCGCCGAACAAGGTCGGCCTGGCGCCGAACGCCTTCGGCTATCTGTCGACCGTCAAGGTGTCGGAAGCCGGCAACGTCTCCATCCTGAAGTACGTCAAGGAGAACAACGTCTTCACGGCGCAATACGGCACCGACATCGACATCGTGCCGATCAAGTGGCTGGACAAGGCCAACATCAACGGCCCGGGCGGCTCGGCGGCGACCTATGGCCGCATGATCGCCTACACCCAGCAGGAAGACTACGTCCGCTTCCCGATGGTCCCGCTGCAGGCGCTCGCCCCGCAGTACGCCGGCATCTACATCAAGGTGCCGTACCTCGGGAAGCTCGGCCAGGTCGAGGTCGTCTACCCGGAAACTATTGGATACAGGGACGGGGTTGACTAATATTTAGTCAGCAAGTCTATCTAAGGCATGGCGGGAGTTATATACTCTCGCCATGACCCATATCATCTACGGACTTTATTCATCGCTTGATGCCTCAGAGACTATCCGGTACGTCGGATACACGTCTTTCGCCCTGGAACGGCGGATTCTGGAGCATCGCTCTGAGGCGAAGAAGGGGCGCAGTCACCGACATAAGTGGGTGCTTTCGGTTATCGCCGCAGGCGGCGAAATCAAAGGGCGCATCCTAGAGACTTGCAGCCGGGATGACTGGCAGCAACGCGAGGCCTATTGGATTGCGAGCATGGCCGAAAACCGCTTGGTCAATGCGACCGCCGGGGGAGAAGGCTTGGTTGCGCCGACAGAAGATGTTCGGAAGCGCATAGCAAGACGGGTTTCGGAAAGCCTTCTTGGAAACCAGCATCGCTTAGGAATTTCTCACTCGCTGCAAGAGCGCCGGCTCATGTCCGAGCGCATCAAGGCGTCGCCAGCGTTTCAGGCGGCGATGGCTGCCAGGCGCGGGAAGCCGGGGCGAACCCTGTCTGATGAGGTAAGGGCCAAGATCGCTGCCGCGAAAAGGGGCGTGAAGCGACCTGACATGGCGGCGCGGATGCGCGGCAACACGCTCGGCGCCAACGTCCGCCACACCGAAGAATTCAAAGCCAAGGTCGCCGAGCGAAACCGAGAGGCCGCCGGCTGCAAATGGATCACCAACGGCGCCGACGTCGCGCGCCTTCCCAAAGACGCCGATCTGCCAGATGGCTGGAGGTTCGGCAGAAAGTAGGAGCCCTACATGCCGAAGATCCTGGTCAACAAGGCCTTCAACCTGCTGCTCAACTCGACGAGCAAGCTGGCGTTCGAGCCTGGCCTTCACGACGTCACCGACGAGGTGGCGAACCACTGGTACACCCAGCAGCACGCCGACGTGCTCGGCGAAGGCGCGCCGGTGCCCGTCGATCCGAACAGCGACGGCCGGCGTGCGATGATCGACCGTCTGGTCTCGCTGTTCCGCGTCCATGTCGAGACGCTGGACGTCGAGAAGCTCGCGGAAATGCTGGCCGCCGCCGAGCGGCAGCTGAACCCGTCCGAGACCGAAAGCGGCGAAGATAAAGAACCCGAGCAGGTCGAAGGCGAGGACGGCGGGGAAAAGCCGGCCGAGGAAGCCACCCCGTCCGCCGAGCCTGAGGTCGAACAACAGGCCGTTGGCGGGGAAAGCCAAGCCGAGCAGGCGGCCGAAGTCGCTCCCGAGTTCGACCCGGCCCTCTACGACCTGATGACCGACGAAGAGCTGAAGCAGCATCTGACCGAGCGCGACGGCAAGGCGCCGGACGGTCGGTGGGGCCGTGAAAAGCTGCTGGCCGCCGCCAAAGGCGCGCCGGAACCCGAGACCGCCGAGACCGAAGGCGGCGAGGCCTAATCGTGGCCTACGACGTCGCCGGCTTCCGGGCGGCCTTTCCCGAGTTCGGGAGCAAGGACGACTACCCGGACGTCTGGATCGCCCCGCTCCTCGTCATCAGCACGCAGCTGGTCAGCGAGGAGCGTTGGGCCGACCTTTACGACTACGGCCGCTATCTCCAGGCCGCCCATCGTCTGGTCCTACGCAAACGCCAGGCCGACACGGCCGAGTCCGGCGGCACGCCGGGCCAGTCCACCGGGATGCTGTCGGCCAAGTCCCTCGACAAGGCGTCGATGACCTTCGACACCTCGTCGACAGCCGAGGAGGGCGCGGGCTGGTGGAACCTGACCAGCTACGGGCAGGAATACTGGCGCACGGCCATGATGTTCGGCGCCGGGGGCATGCAGCTGTGAGCGCCAAGGTCACGGTCGGCAAGGACCGGACCAAGGAACTTGCTGCGGCGCTGAAAGCCCTTGTCCGCGACCAAGTCCTCGTCGGCATCCCTTCAAGCACCGCCGGGCGCGAGCCTGATCCCGAAGATCCCGAACCCATCAACAATGCGACCCTCGGCTACATCCTCGAGATGGGCTCGCCGGCCGCCAATATCCCCGAGCGGCCGCATCTGAAGCCGGGAGTCGCCGCAGCGTGCGATCCGATCGTCGACCGGTACAACAAGGGGGCCAAGGCGCTTCTGGACGGCAGGATTGACAACGTCGAGGCGGTGCATACCGCCGTAGGCATCATCGCCGAGAACTCGGTGAAAAACCTCATCGACGCCGGCAACTTCGCCCCCCTGGCCGAACGCACCCTGGCGGCGCGCTGGGCCCGTGGCCGGGCTAGCACCAAGCCGCTGGTGGACACCGGCGCCTACCGCAACGCCATCACCCACGTGGTCAGACCGAAGAAGGGGTAAGCGATGCCGAACCTCGACCTCACCGACCTGACCTTCGACCCCGACTTCGCCGAGCGCCTGAATATCGTCCGCCGCTTCCAGGACGTCGACGACAACGGCGTAGCCAACACGCAAGATCAACTGATCCGGCCCAAGCCGTTCGGGACCGTCATTCCCCAGAACGACGCGCCAATGGTGCGCGGGCCCGACCAGCAGCACCTACCCCGACTGATCCAGGTCCACACCAAATTCCGGCTGCGGGCCATGTCTGAGGACTGGTCGGCCGATAAGCTCTGGTGGAACGGCGGCTGGTACGAGGTGAACAAGGTCCAGGACTATTCGTCCTTCGGGCGCGGGCTGATCCAGGCCGACGCTTCGTCGATCAGCTCGATGGAGAAGCCACCCGAATGAGCGAGAACACCTCCGCCTCGGGCGGCTACCTCCGACCGACCAACCCGGTGCCGGCCGAAGACCTCGACCTTGACGTCATCCTCCAGGGCGCTTGCAAGGGTATCACCGGCTTGGAGGGCTCGCTGGTGCGCCCGCGCTGGCAGGCCATCGTTCCTAACATCCCACCCCAGGACACCAACTGGGCCGCCATCGGCGTCAGCCAGAAGCCCTCTGACACCTATGTCGCCGAGATCCACGACGGCGAAGGCGATGGTGAGACCACGCTGATCCGTAACGAAAGCATGTCGGGCATGGCCAGCTTTTACGGCCCGGCCTGCCAAGCCAACGCCTCGCTCTTCCGCGACGGCCTCTTCATCGCTCAGAACCGCGAGCAGTTACAGGGCCACGGGATCGAACTCGTCTCTGTCGGAGACCTGACCCGCGCGCCGGAGCTCATCAAGAACCTCTGGTACGACCGCTGCGACGTCCCTTTCGAGGTCCGCCGCGCCGTGACCCGGACCTACTCGGTCCTGAACCTGCTCTCCGCCGAGGGGACCGTCACTTCCGGCGCCCTCAACAACTCCTTCCAGACCTAGAGGAACCCGCCGATGTCCATTGGCCTGCCGGTTTCGCGCCTCATCAACGTGTCGGTCACCATCGACCCGACCGCCGCTGGCGTCGCAAACTTCAACTCCCTGGTGATCGTCGGCGACAGCGACGTCATCGACACCGACACTCGCATCGTCCGCTACGGCAGCCTGACCGAGGTCGGCGCTGCCTTCGGCACGTCGGCCGAAGAGTATAAGGCCGCGCTGCTCTGGTTCTCGCAGAGCCCGAAGCCGACGAGCGTCTACATCGGCAAGTGGGCCCAGGCCGCGACCAAGGGGCGCCTGATCGGCGCGGCGCTTACCACCACCCAGCAGGCTCTTTCGAACTTCACCTCGATTTCGAACGGCGCCCTGAAGCTGACCATCGACGGTTCAGGCTCGCCCACGACCATCACCGGCCTGAACTTCTCGGCCGTCACGTCGATGTCGAACGTGGCGTCGATCATCAACACCGCTCTGTCGACCGCGGCGACGTGCACCTGGGATGGCTCGCGGTTCATCATCAAGTCGTCCACCACGGGCGCGAGTTCGGCGGTGTCCTTCCCGGTCGCTCCGGGCTCCGGCACCGACATTAAGTCCCTTGTCGGCCTGACGTCGGCTCAAGGGGCGCGCACGGTCGCCGGCATTGCCGCCGAGACCGCCCTGGCCGCCATTCAGGCGATCGACGCCACCCCGACCTTTGTCTACGGCGTGACCTTTGCCTCGACGAACCTGGTGGATAACGATCGGGTCGCCATCGCCGGCTATGTCGAAGCCTCGTCCCGCCCGCACATCTACGGCGCCACTACGAATGCCTCGGCCGCGCTGGACAGCACCCAGACGACGGACATCGCCTCGGTTCTGACGGCGGCCGGCTACAAGCGCTCGATGGTCCAATACTCGACGACCGCCTATGCGGTCTGCTCGCTCCTCGCCCGCGTGCTGACCACCGACTTCACGGCCCAGAACTCGACCATCACGCTGATGTACAAGGGCGAGCCTGCCGTGACCGCCGAGACGCTCACCACGGCCCAGGCCGACGCCCTGAAGACCAAGCGAGCCAACGTCTTCGTCAACTACGACAACTCGACCGCCATCATCCAATACGGAACGATGGCGGGCGACGCTTATATCGACGAGATCGTTGGTCTGGACTGGCTGACCAACGCCGTCCAGACCGCCGTCTTCAACCGCCTCTACGCCTCCAAGAAGATCCCGCAGACTGACGCCGGGATGCACCAGCTGCAGAACGCCGCGGAGTCGGCGCTTGATCAAGCCGTCAACAACGGCCTGCTGGCGCCCGGCTATTGGACCAACGACGGATTCGGCGAAATCGAGAACGGCTCGTACCTGACCAAGGGTTACTACACCTACGTCGCGCCGCTGCGCACCCAGAGCCAAGCCGACCGCGCCGCCCGCAAGGCCGTGCCGCTGCAGATCGCCGCCAAGATGGCCGGCGCCGTTCACACCGTGGACATCTCGATCACGGTTAACCGTTAATTCAAGGGACCGACCAGCATGTCGAGCACCTATTCGTTCCTGAATGTCCAGGCCGCGATCAACGGGCCCAACGGCGCGTTCCCCCTCGGCGCCGGCTCCGGTAGCGCCGAAGAAGGCATCACGATCGTGATGGACGAGGACAAGACCACCGTGACGCTGGGCGCCGACGGGGAGGGCATGCACTCGCTGCACGCCAGCAAGGTCGGCACGGTCACCGTCCGCCTGCTGAAGACCTCGCCGGTCAACGCCCTGCTCTCGCAGATGTACAATGGCGACAGCTCCGATGCCGCCCTCTGGGGCCAGAACGTCATCACGGTGTCGGACACGGCCCGCGGCGACTTCATCTCGGCGCGCCAGGCTGGTTTCCTCAAGCATCCGGATCTGACCTACGCCAAGGACGGCGGCACGGTCGAATGGGCCTTCAAGGCCATCAAGATCGACCAGCTCCTGGGCGCCGGCTGAGGATCTGACCCATGAGCGAGACTGAAATCGCCGGCGTAAAGTACCGCTTCGGCAAGATGGCGTCGCGAACGCAATTCCACGTCGCGCGGCGCCTGGGCCCGATCTATGGCGCCATCGCGGAGAACATCAGCGCGGTCGGCGCTTCTCAAGGCTTGAGCGCACTGCTTCCCATGGTCGATGTCCTCGCCGATCTCCCCGACGAGCCGCTCGACTATGTCCTCGATAACTGTCTGTCCGTGGTCGAGCGCCAGACTGGCGCGGGCTCGTGGGCCAAGGTCGCGGCGTCCAACGGCGGCCTCATGTTCGAGGACATCGACATGAAGGTGATGCTTCAACTGGCCTGGGGCGTGATCCAGCAGGATTTCGCAGGTTTTTTTCCCGGGAAGGACTCAGGTTCACCCCCTCAGGACCAACCCGCCCAGGGATAGAGCTTCTAAGGCTTCCTGACGGCGAGGATTGGCTGATGCGGCCAATCCTCCGCAAGGTTCTGCCTTACGAAGCGCTCCGACACCCCTTCTACAGCATCGACGATTTCGCCCTCGCCAACGACGCCTTGGACTGCGCCGACGAGAACGAACGCCGCCTGTCGCCCCCGCCGAAGGAGTAGTCCATGGCCGATACGGACATCCTGAAGGAATTCCTCGTCGCCGTCGGCTTCAAGGTCGACGAGGCGGGGATGAAGCGGCTGAATCAGTCCATCGCCAAGGTGGGCAAGGAAGCCGCAGCGCTGGCCACGGCCGCCGCTGCCGCCGCGACCGCAGTGCAGGCGGCCGTTGTGGCGATGTCGAGCAGCTTCGAAGACCTCTACTACGCCGCCCAGCGCATCGGCGACACGGCCGACAAGGTCAAGGGCTTCGGCTACGCGATCTCCCAAGTCGGCGGCTCCGCGCGCGGCGCTCAGCAGGCCCTGGAGAATGTCGCCGAATTCATCCGGTCCTATCCCGGCGGCGAGCGCTTCATCAACGGGATCGGGGTCGCCACGCGGGACGCCAATGGCCAGTTCCGCGGCATGACCGATGTCCTCGACGATCTCGGCCAACGCTTCCGCCAGATGCCCTACTACATGGCCAAGGTCCGGGCCGCTCAACTCGGAATCGATCCGAACACCCTGCAAGCGATGATCCGCGGCACGGACGGGTTCCGCCAGCGCTACGCGGCTATGGCCCGGGAAATCGGGGTCGATCAGCAGCGGGCGGCAGAGGCTTCCAAGCAATTCATGCAGTCGCTGCGTGACCTTCAGGCCAGGCTTGAACTGCTGGGAGCCAAGATCCTGCTCGCGTTCCAGGGACCGGCAGGGCAGGCGCTGGAACGCTTCGCCAACACGGGGATGCGTCTGCTGGAGGGGCTCGGCAAGATCGCGCTTCGCGTCGCTGAGGCCTTTGAAGCGGTCGACAAGGCCACAGGCGGCTGGGCGACGGCTGCATTGATCCTCGGCGCAGCCCTCGCACCTATAGCCGCTTTCCTCGGGCCGGCCGTGGCTGGCGTGACCGCGTTGGGCTTGGCCATCACGGCGTTGACGGACGATTTCTTGACCTGGCGTGAGGGCGGGAAAAGCCTGATCGACTGGTCTCAGTGGTCGGATGAAATCGACAACGCCGTCGGCGGGTTCGGCGATCTGATGGCGGCAGGCAAGGCTCTCTGGGACTCGCTCAAGCCCTTCATGAGTTGGCTGGAACATGTCCTGGTGCCGTTTCTGGGCGGCGCGTTCAAGACCACGATTTCATCGATCGCCCTGGTTCTTCGAGGCTTGGCCGACGTGATCACCGTCATCACTGACCTGTTGCAGGGCAAGTGGTCGAAGGCGTGGGAAGATGCCAAGAAGACCGTCGACAATGCCAAGGGCGGTATCCGCGACGTCCTAGGCAAAGGCGCGACTTGGATCGCCAACACGGCCAGAGCAGCGCTCGGGCAGGAACACGATACGACGTCAAATCCCACCGGCCCATCAGCCCAGGCGCGCGAGCGCGCTCTGGCGGGTCAATTGGCGGCCGGCGGCGAAACTGGCCTCAGCGGAAACGCAAAAGCCCTTGGCGCCCAAGCGGTAGCCTATTTCCAGTCCCAGGGATGGACCAAGGAACAGGCAGCAGGGATTGCGGCCAACCTTGCCCGCGAGTCGAACTTCAATTCGACCGCCGTCGGAGACAACGGCGCCGCCTTTGGCTTGGCCCAATGGCACGCCGATCGGCAGGCCGAGTTCATGCGCCTGTTCGGTCACGACATCCGCAACTCGACTTTTATGGAGCAGTTGAAGTTCGTTCAGTACGAACTGACCAAGGGTCGAGAGCAAGTCGCAGGTGCGCAACTTCGGAAGTCCCGCACTGCTCGGGAAGCTGGTGCGGCAGTCTCGCGCCACTACGAGCGACCGGCAGCTCGAGACGCCGAAGCTGATCTGCGCGGCCGTCTGGCCGAGAACTGGTTCGCGCGCGACCTGACCAACGGGCCGCCTAAGCCCACTCAGGTCACCATCCAGCAGAAGACGGACGTTCACGTGACCGGCGGCGACGCCAAGACGACCGGCATGGAGGTCGCCAACCAGCAGGAGCGCGTGAACGGCAACCTGATCCGACAAACTAAGTCGGCGGTGTCCTGATGGCCACGCAGGACCATATCTACTTCCGGCCGGCGCGCAGTATCGGCGGCTTCACGGCCGACGTCACGATTGAGGAACAGCACACGGACAGCGCCGGCATCACCGATCACCCGGTCGAGCGCGGCGCGGCGATTACCGATCACGCCTACCGCAACCCGGCCCAGCTGACAGTCGTGGTGGGCTACTCGAATTCCTCTCCGGTCGCCGGCGGTGACCCCGACTATGTCCAGCGGGTCTATGGGCAGATCCGGGCGCTCCAGAACACCTACGAGCCGTTCTCGGTGATCACGGGCAAGCGCGCCTACCGCAACATGCTGATCCAGTCGCTATCGACGACGACCAACGAGCAGAACGAAAAGTCGATGATCCTGGTGGTCTCCATGCGGGAGATCATCATCGTGGAGACCCAGTCGACAACGGTCCCGCCGGCGGCGGTGCAAGCCCAACCCGAAACGACCCAGGAAGTCTCCTCAACGGGAAACAAGCAAGCTCAGCCGGCGCCGAAGGTCAACCAGTCGGCGCTTTCCACAGTCTTCGGAGGCTAGGATGACGGTCGTCGAGGTCCCGTTGACCGGGCAGGCCGAGAGCTTCTCGATTTCGCTTGGTGGCGTCTCCTATCAGCTGACCGTGATCTATCGGGCTGCGGCCGAGGGCGGGTGGGTGCTGGACATCGCGGATGCGAATGGCGTCGCGCTGGTCGGCGGCATTCCGCTCGTCACCGGCTGCGACCTCCTTGAGCAATATGCCCACCTTGGCTTCGCCGGCGGCTTGGCGGTGCAGACAGACCACAACCCGGGAGCTGTTCCCACCTTCGATAATCTGGGCTCGACCTCGCACCTCTATTTCGTCACGACCCCATGACCCGCCAGTACAAGCGCAGATGCTCGCTCATCCTCGCCAGCGACAGCGAGGCCCTCGATCTCTCCGAGCTGCACATCCAGTTCAAGATCACGTCGCAGGACTTGCAGACGCCAAACTCGGCGCGGATTCGCGTCTGGAACCCGTCGTCGAGCACGGTCAACCGCGCGATGAAGGAGTTCACCCGGGTTGTGCTGCAGGTCGGCTATGGCCAGGACGACGCGGGCTTGGGGACGCTGTTCGACGGCTCAATCATTCAGGCGATGGATGGCAAGGCCAGCGCCACAGACTCCTATCTCGACATCGTCGCCGCAGACGGGGATCAGGCCTATATCTACGGCGTGGTTCGCCAGTCTCTGGCCGCTGGCGCAACCCAGGCCGACGTCGCCAAGGCTGCCGTCGCGGCCATGGGCGAACATGGCGTTACGCCAGGCTATACGCCCGAGAACTTGGGCGGCGCGCCGTCGCCACGCGGTGTTGTGCTGTTTGGCATGGCTCGGGACACACTCAACGACGTCGCTGCGAACACCGACAGCCGCTGGTCGATCCAGAACGGCCAGGCTCAGATTGTTCCGAACAGCGGTGTGATCCCCAACACCGCAGTGGTGCTCACCTCCGCGACCGGTCTCATCGGCCGGCCCGAACAGACCCAGGACGGCATCAAGATCCGGTGCCTCATCAACCCACAGATTAAGATCGGAGGCGCCTTGCAGGTCAACAACACCAGCATCAATAAGGCGGCGCTGAACACCGGTCTCCAATCCTCCCTCAATAACGATTTTCTGCCGCGCGTCGCCGACGACGGTTTCTATCGCGTGCTGCTTGCCGACCATGACGGCGATACGCGCGGCCAGAACTGGTATTCGGATCTGACCTGCATCGCCCTGGGTGATGCCGCGACCCAGGGCTTGGTCAACCGGGGCCTCAACTGATGGACCCCCGCGAAAGGATCCAGAGCGGCGAGGACGTACTGCGCACAGCCATCCGCGGCGCGCTCGCTGGCGTCTGGACTGCGTTGCCCGGTGAAATCGTTACCTTCGACGGCGATCCGCAAACCGCTACAGTGCAGCCCACCATTCAGGCCCAAATCCAAGGCCCGAACGGCGATCCAAAGCTGGTCGACATGCCGTTGCTCTTGGACTGCCCCGTCTTCTTTCCTCGCGGCGGCCAGGCGGTGTTCACTTTCCCGGTCGCGGCCGGCGACGAATGCCTAGTCGTCTTTTCGTCTCGCTGCATTGATAGTTGGTGGCAGAACGGCGGCATCCAGCCCCCAGCGCGTCTGCGGATGCATAATCTCTCGGACGGTTTCGCCTTCGTCGGCTTCTCGTCCAAACCGAAGAAAATCGCGAATTTCTCAACTTCGGCGGCCCAGCTGCGCAGCCTTGACGGGTCCACTCTGGTCGAAATGAACCCATCGGCCCAAACACTGACGCTGACAGCGCCCAGTGGCGCGACGATTAACGCCAACACTACGATCAACGGAACGCTGCACGTCACAGGCGCAATCCGCTGCGACGACGACATCACGTCTCAGAAGACCGTCACTGGGCAAACCGACGTGGTCGGCGGTGGCAAGCATCTGAAGACCCACACCCACCCCGGCGTCCAGGCGGGCGGCTCCAACACGGGAGCGCCAAACTGATGCGTGTCCGCGCTCTCGACGCCAACGGCGACATGTCGTTCGGCCATGGTCAGGCTGATTTCCTCGTCGACAGCCCCGAGGCCGTGGGCCAAGTCGTGCGGACGCGCCTACTGCTGTTGCGGGGCGAATGGTTCTTGGATTCGACAGAAGGGCTCGCCTTTTCGACCGACATTGCCGGCTACAACACGCGGCCGACCTATGACTTGGCGATCCGTGAACGGATCCTCGACACGCAAGGCGTCTTGTCGATCGATACCTACTCGAGCACGCGCGACGCCAAGCGCCGCCTGACCGTCTCAGCGAAAATCACGACGATCTACGGCCAGCTGATGATCCAGGAGACCCTCTAGGCCATGACGTCCTATCCTCTCGCCACGCTCGTGGCCACGATCGACGCGACAGGCATTCACGCTCCAAGCTATGCGGACATCCTGGCGAGCCTGAAGGCGTCCTACCAATCCATCTTCGGATCGGACGCCTATCTCGAGGCCGACAGCCAAGACGGGCAGTGGATTGCGGTCCTGGCGCGCGGGTTCAGCGACCTCAACGCTGCGCTGATCGCCGCCTACAACGCCCGATCACCTTCGACAGCTCAGGGTGAAAGCCTGTCGAGTGTGGTCAAGATCAACAATATCCGACGCAACGCCGCCACCAGTTCGACCGTCGACGTGACGCTGACCGGCGAAGCGGGAAGAGTGATCTTCAACGGCGTCGTCAGCGATGAGGCCCAGAGCCATAAGTGGTCTCTCCCGAGCACGGTGATCATTGGAATCAGCGGCTCGATCACTGTGACCGCTACGTGCCAGGACAAAGGCGCTGTGACGGCCGCACCGAACACGATCACACGGATCGCCACCCCGACGCTCGGCTGGCTTTCCGTGACCAATGCGTCCGCCGCTGCGGTCGGCGCGCCTGTCGAGGAAGACCCGGACCTGCGGATCCGCCGCGAACAATCCACGGCCCAAGCTGCGCTAACTCCGCTGCAAGCCGTAACAGCGGCAGTGTCGGCCGTGCCTGGGGTGACGCGTATCCAGCCCTACGAGAACGACACGGACCTCGTCGATGCGAACGGCCTCGCACCGCATTCGATCGCCCTAGTGGTCGAGGGAGGCGACGCTACGGCAATCGCCCAGCAGATCCGCACGAAGAAGGGCGCGGGTGCGGGCACCTTCGGTACGTCGACCCAGATCGTAACGGACCAAGAAGGCGTGATCTATTTGATCCGCTTTTCCCGGCCGACGCTGATCGCGACAAAGGCGCAAATCCAGTTGAAGGCGCTGGCCGGCTACACCTCGGTGATCGGGGATGCCGTCGCAGCCGCCGTGGCCACCTACGTCAATGGCCTGGACATCGGGCAAGATGTGGTGCTGACGCGCCTCTACCTGCCGGCCAACCTCTTCGGCGCTTCGGACTCCGCGAAGTTCGAAATCCTGAGCGGCGGCATCACCATCGCCAAGACCGCCGACAGTTTGGCAAGTTCGGACATCGCGATCGCCTACAACGAGCGAGCGACGCTCGCGGCAAGCGACGTGACGATCACGGTGTCCTGATGAGCACCTACACCGACTTGATCACGTCGGAGCACGCCGACAAGCCCAAGTTCATGGCCGTCGTCGGGCTGACGACCGATCCGTTCGCCAAAGCGATCGCTCTGCTGGGGGATTTCACACGGCAGTTCGACATCGACAGCGCCATTGGTGCGCAGCTTGACGTGGTGGGTGAGTGGGTCGGATTTGGACGAGAAATTACGACCCCGCTCGAAGGGGTCTATTTCTCTTGGGGCGTCGACGGCGTCGGTTGGGGGCAGGGCTACTGGAAACGGCCCTTCGACCCCGACACGGGCCTGACCAACCTGCCGGACGAGCCCTATCGGACCGTGCTTAGGGCCAAGGCCGCCCTGAACCAGTGGGATGGCCGAGTAGACACGGCCATTGCCGATATTGGTCCGATCTTCCCCAACAACACGGTCTGGATCATCGACAACCAGGACATGTCGATGACCGTTGCTGTCGGCGGGGCGCAGCTCGACCCGGTCTATGCGGCACTTCTGACCGGCGGCTACCTTTCCCTCAAGCCGGGCGGCGTCCAGATCAATTACCTATTCTCGTCGCTGCCGCCGGCGCCGATCTTCGCTTGGGGCATCACCGACTCCGAGCTGTTCGGCGGCTGGGGTGTCGGTGCCTGGGCGCAAGCCACTTCCCCGGCCTAGGTCACCATCAACACCAATCCTATAGGAGATCGCACCACATGGCTGGTTCGAGCGAATATCTGCCATTCGGCACGGGCGTCGGCGCAGACGTCCTCAGCTATGCGGCCTACTCCGCCCTCGCCGATCGCAGTTCAGGTTTCACGATCGGCGTCGCCCAGCCTAATCAGATCAACACGGCCCTGCGTCAGGCCAGCGTCGGGGTTGCCGGCTTGGCGAAGGCCATTTCCGATACGCTGAACATCACCTTGAGCGACGACGGAAACGTCGCCAATTTCGCCACGCAACTAATCGCCGCCTTCAACGCGCTGATCACGTCCGGCGGTTCGTCGCCCGCTGTCGCCTCCGATATCTGGACGGGCACGAACAATGCAAAATTCGTCACGGCGAAGGCCCTGGCCGACGCTATGGCAGATCAGACCCTGACCGATGCGTCGACGATCGCGTGGAACATGGCGTCCGGATTCCGCGCTAAGGTCACCCTTGGCGGCAACAGGACCCTTGGTCAGCCTACCGGCCTGATCAAAGGCACGACGGGGTCTCTGCAGGTCATCCAGGACGGCACCGGTTCACGGACCCTCGCCTATGCCAGCTGCTGGGATTTCATGTCCGATGGTGCGCCGACGCTAAGCACGGGCGCCAACAAGCGCGACAAGATCTATTTCGAAGTCGTCGACGCGGTCACGCCGCGCATCGAAGCCAGCTTCCGGAAGTCGGCCTAGCCATGCTGCCGTATCCCACTCAGATGCTTTGCCGAAAAAGCGGGAGCGGCTCTCCGCCGACCCCACTGACGGTCAGCGTAAGCCCCGCGGCAGGCTCGGTTGGCAGTTCCGGCGCCGGCACTTGGAACGCGACAGCTTCGACCGGCACGCCACCCTACACCTACAGTTGGAGCGCGACGTCTACGAGCGGGTCGACAACGGTTTCTCCTTCCGGTTCGAGTGCAAACGTATCTTGGTCTGGCCTCACCGTCGGCGGCAACCTTACGGTCTCCTGTACTGTGACGGACAGCCTAGGGGCCACGGGCTCGGCCAGCGCAGTCATGAGCGTGCCAAGCAGCCCGACCTATCCGCCGCTCACCGATTTGACCTTTTCGCTTTCAGGAAGCCCCTATATCGACGCCGGCAAAAGCTATAGTCACACGTTCGTGGCGACACCGACTGGCGGCACACCTCCGCTGACATTCTCTTGGGGCTTTTTCGAAGTCTTTACGGGCGACGTGTCGTCCGACAATCAGGCAGTCGGCTACCGAGACTATGTCGACGGCAACCATACGGGGACCGGCCGTGTATTCTGCCGGGTCCAGGATGCTACTGGCGCCTATATCGACCGCACGCTCTACGGATATTCGCTGACCTACTGATCCGTTCAGAGGCTCCCTCTCTTTCAATTAAAATGGAGCGGCCAATGCCGTATGCCTTCTTGCAAGGCGGCGTCCCCGTGGAAATCCACCCGGGAACGCCATTCTGCACGTCTGAACTGGTCGTCTCGGCCGATGACGGCGAGTTCTATGCACCGGTCGCGCCGGCGGCCGCTGAGGGCGAAGAGCCGACGCCTGTGGAGCCGCTCGCGCCGGGAACCGTGCTCCAGATCAGCACGAGCCATGCCAGCAACGCGCTCGAACTTTATGGACCGGCGGACCTGGCGCGATATCGCATCCAGTCTCTGGACGAACCGACACCGCCCGCAGGAAAGGTGGCGACCTCTCGGACGCTCACCGTCGATGAACACGGCGTAATTTCGCTCGAGGTGGTGTTCGGCGACAAGGTTGCACCTGATCAAGTGTCGCTCCTGAAGCTCAAGGTCGCGCTCCTCGGAGCCGGAAAACTGGCCGCAGTCGAAACGGCAATGGCAGCCGTGCCTGAGACTATCCGGATCTACTGGCAAAGCGCATCCGATGTGCGCCAGGCTGACCCTCTCGCGGCCGCTGTCGCTTCGGCCGCCGACCTGACCATCGAAGACCTCTTCAAGGCCGCCGATCAGGCTGAGGCGTAAGCGCCATGACCATCCAGTGGCGCACCGCGTATGACCACTATGGAGATGCTCAGGTCGCCGCGGGCGAAGCCGTGACCTTGGAGTTGACCATCATGCTGCCTCACGGCGACGGCTGGTCGGTCGCGCCACTCCAGGGACGCACGTTCGTCCAGCGCGTCATCAGCGCCGACGGCTCCGCGCTCATCGAAACCGAGGGTGTCATCGTCGCCGACGAGGGAGAGGCCAACTTCCTGCGCTTCGCGATCACCGGCGCCGATACCGCTGGACTGCTGTCGACGGACTCGAACCGCGTCGAACTGCGCCACGAAATCGCCGAGGTCGTAACCGCCGGCCGCGACGTGCTCCACTGCGGCGACTTTGTGGTTGAGCGTATGGGAGCGGCGATCCTCGACGGACAGGGCGCTCCGCCGTCCTATCGCTACGTCCTTCAGCAGGGGCCCAAGGGCCGCTTGGTCGCCGACTTCTACCGGGTCAACCCGGGCCCGGCTCCGCGCTGGGATTTCTCCTCCGACAACAGCTTTACCCTCAACCTTTGGACGGGAGTCCTCTGATGGCCGCCGGCCCGATCACCCTCATCATCAAGGATAGCCAGGGGTTCACCCGGCAAGCTCAATTCTGGTCGAGCGATGGCACCGTTGGCGGCTACCTAATGCCGCTCCAGCACCTTGACCCCGACCAACTTGCCGCCGTCACGTCCGCCCTGGCCCCGCTGGGCACCTCGGCGAAGCAGGACGCCATCATCGCAGGCCTTTCGTCGATCGACGGGCATGTAGACGGCCTAGAGGGCCTGTCTGCCTCGATCCTGGCGAAGCTATCCGCCGACCCGGCTACGCAAACGACCCTTGCGGCCGTACTCGCCAAACTCAGTTCAGATCCTGCTACCCAGACCACGCTCGCCGCCGTGCTGGCTGCTGTTCAGGGCGCGACGCCAGCTGGCGAAAACCATCTCGGGGAGGTCGGTGGCAATACGGCGATCGTCGGCAATAGCATCATGCGGCCGGCCAATTCGACCCCCTATGCCTTGGGTCAACTGGTCGCCAACAGCACTATTGCCGGGTCAGTCACCCCAATCAACATCGCCGCAGCCCGCAAGAACGCTGGCACGGGGAGGGTCCTTCGCGCCCGACTGAGCAAGACGACGACGTCGCTGACCAACGCCTCGTTTCGTGTCCACCTGTTCAAGACGGCCCCGACCACGACGAGCGGCGACGGAGCTGCGTTCTCCGGCGTCGCTGGCGTCGCTGCCATCCACCTCGGCTATGTCGACATCACGATGGATGTGGCGTTCAGCGACGGCGCTAAGGGCGTCGGAGCGCCGGCGGTCGGTTCCTGCATCAGCTTCGACGCCCCTTCCGGCACGACGAACATCTCCGCCCTGATCGAAGCCCGCGCCGCGTACACGCCTGGCAGCGCCGAAACCTTCACCCTGGCTCTCGAAGTGGATCGCGACTGATGCCCGCGTTTCTCGCTGCTCGCCGCATCCTCATCCTCTCTAAGGGTGGTGGGGCGCCGGCTGGCGCGCTGCGCAACAAGTCCGGATCGTTGGTGCTGACCAACAAGGCCGGCTCTCTCATCCTTACCGGAAAGGCGGCCTGACATGCCGAACGCTGTTGGCTATATCGCCGACTACCTCAATGGCCTGACCGCGACCGAAAAGGCCGAGGTCGCTGCTGCCATCGCGCAAATCGGCGTCGACTATCCGACCCTTCTGTCGAACTATACCTGGCGCGAGCTGGGAATGTTCATCCACTTCGGGTTGGAGACGTTCCTCAACGTCGAATACAACGACGGCACCGCCCCGATTAACACCTTCGCGCCCTCTGGCCTGGACATCGACCAGTGGATCAGCACCGCCAAGTCTATGGGGGCGAAGTACGCGGTCCTGACGTCGAAGCACCACAGCGGCTTTTGCCTGTTTCCCAGCGCCACCACCAACTACGGGGTGGCATCGACGGCGTGGTACGCCGGCGGCGGCTATGACATCGTTCAGCAGTTCGCCACCAAGTTTCGCGCGGCCGGCATTGTGCCGATGCTCTACTTCTCGATTTGGGATCGCCATTTCGAGCGGTCTCTCGTCGGCGCTGAATTTTCTTCCAACGCTCAATGCGAGACCTATCGCGCGCAATATCGGGCGTTCCTGGAGACCCAAATCCGGGAAATCCTGACGCGCTACGGCGAGATTGGCGGCCTATGGATCGACGGCGGCGCGTGGCTGTTCGCTGGAGCGCCCCGCAACACCAACAACGCCTATCCGTGGGACTCGTATTCGCAGTTCTCCACGTTCCTGCGGGGCATCTCGCCGAAAACGCTGCGGATCGACAACAACCACACCTATTCGGCGGACGACAGCGATATTGTCGAGTGGGAGCTCCAAACGGACGTTCCGCAAGGCAACGTCCTGTTCGGCGAAAAATGCATCACCACGCTGATCGACAGCAGTACGAGCAACCCCGTCTGGTTCGACAAGTCGAGCGGTACGACGCTGCGAACTGTCGAGTACCTGCTCGATCGTGCAGCGCGTTGCCGCCAGCGCACCGCGTCGCTGCTGGTCAACTGCCCACCGTCGACGGCCGGGGTCATTCCGACCGGCACCGCCGCCCTGGCGGCGTCGATCGGCTCGTTTCTAAAGGCGGCGCCGGTTGCTGGCGTGCCGGTGGAAATCTGGCTTGATCCATCCGACCTGTCGTCCATGAAGCAAGACCTCACCGGCGCGGCGGCGACGACGGCGGCAGTGGTCGACAGTCCGGTGGGCAGCATCCTCAACAAGGGGCGTCTCGGCGGCTGGATGACCTGCGCCGACAATGCGTCACGACCGATCCTTCGCAGCAGCGGGGGGAAATATTGGCTGGAGTTTTCGGGCTCTCAGAAATTCCAGGCCCTGAACCGAGGCTGGGGCGACAGCTACGTCTCGACCGTCATGGGCATCCAGCGCGTGTCGGGCAATTTCACAGCGGCTCAGGACACCAGCACCCCACGGTCGCCGGATTTCCAAATCTACTCCAACGCCATCAACATCGGAGGAGCGACCAACCTCTACACGATGGCTTACGCCGAGACAGGCGTCGATCGCGTGTTTTCGATCGCGGCGGCCATCGCAACGCCGACGCTGCGCATGAACGGCGTTGCCCAGACCTTGGCGCAGGGGTCGGCGCGCGCTCGCGGACCCGTGCTGCAATTCCTGCTGTCGCCCGATGGCGGCTCGAATGGCGCCAGCCGGGTCTATCAGTACCTCTCGGCGTTCCGGCCGCTCTCGGCGGCTGACAACGCGGTCTTGGAGGCGTTCGTGGCAACCAAAAGCGGCGTGACCTTCTAATCCGTCGACTTGCCATCCTGAAACATTAATGTGAATTTCAGGGTTGCATGTAGATGGGGGACGCGTCATGCGAGCGCAGCTTTCGAGCCTGGCCCAGCGGCTCATTCGCGGTGTTGGGTTTGATCTACGCCGACGCCATCCCTATCGGGACCCGGCCATGCTCATGGCCCATAAGTGCCAACAGCTAGGCGTTCGCACCATTCTCGACATCGGCGCGAACGTCGGGCAGTTCGGCATGGAGTTGCGGGACGCTGGTTGGACCGGAAAGATCGTGTCCTTTGAGCCTCTCTCTCAAGCACATGCCGAGCTTTCGAGACGGGCTAGCGGAAACTGGACGGTCGCGCCGAGGTGCGCGATCGGGTCGGAAAACGCCGCCATCACGATTAACGTGTCCGCGAACTCGGCGAGTTCGTCGCTCCTGAACGTCACCGATCGGAGCACGACCGTAGCGCCTGGCTCGGCATTCTCCGCGACCGAGACGGTTCTGCTGCGCCGCCTCGAAGACCTGGTGGACGACACCTGGGGCAAGGTCGCCTTAAAGATCGACACCCAAGGCTATGAGGCAGAAGTATTGGCTGGCGCTGGCCGCGTTCTCGACGTGACCGAGGTGATCAACGTCGAAATCTCGCTGTCTGAACTCTATGAGGGCGGACCATCAGGCTCCCAACTGTTCAGCATTCTAGAGGGTCTCGGGTTCCGATGTGTCGCCCTTACTGAGGGCTTCTCCGACCCCTACCGCAATGAAATGCTGCAAGTCGATGGGACGTTCGTCCGGCGATAGGAGCCGGCCGGCGCCCGCCATCGCAAATCACCTCTACTTCTTCCGATGGGCTAGGGGTCTTTCCTAATCCCCCCGGGGCAACGCCCTTCTGACTTTCCTAAAATCTGGAGGTCCTGATGGACATCGACCCCGACCGCTTGCGGGCGGTCCTGGGCGCGCTCGCGGGCGCGTGCATCTATGGCTTAGTGCAGTTCGGCGCTGTGGCGCTGGGCGGCCATCAGCCGACCCGCGAAGAATACCGCGCCCTGTCGCTGAACGTGGTCTGCGCCACGCTGGCGGGGGTGATCATGGCCGGGGTGCTGGTCAAGGTCGCGGCGCCGTTGATCCCGTTCGCGCCGCTTCGAGACGCCTCGGCGTTCGGCTTCGGTGTCGGGGCCTTCGGCTGGGAACTGTTGCCGCTCGTCTTCAAGGCCATGAGCAACCGGGCCAAGCGCGAGGTCGAGACCATCTCCGGGGAGGGCCAGTAACATGGCGCCCCTGGATCTCGTCACGTCCTTCAGCGCCGGAATCGCCTTCCTGGCCCTGGCGCTTCGCAGCAACATGCTCAAACCCGAGGCCAAGGGGTGGGCCTCCAGCCGGCCGGCGTCGCTGACGATCTTCGGCCTGTCCGTCGTCATGGCCGGGGAGGGGATTGACGTCTATCTCCACGGCGGAGCGACCGTCCGTGAGCTGGCCCTCGTATCAGCCGTGGCGCTCTATGCGGTGGCGATGCTGGTTCATCTCTGGGGGCAACGTGAAACACCGGAGAACGCCTGATGCCCGCTCCCAAGCTCACCGAGGCGGCGCTGAAGGCCGCTATGAAAGCCGTGCTTGATCACGGCAGCATCGGAGCGGCTGCGAAGGCCCTCGGAGTTCCCCGCCAGACGCTTCAAGGCAAGATCCGCGCCGCCGAGCGCGAGGGGCTCATCAATAACCGCAACGAAGCTGCGCCATCTCGCTGGCGGCCCGGCGAGGAGATTGTAGCGGCCCGAAAGGCTGAGTTTGAGCGCGTGAAGGGCGCGAGGCCCGAACGGTCGAATATCGTGCACCTCGCCGACGATCTCCCCTTCATGCTGGTGGCCCTCGGCGATCCACACTTGGACAGCCCCGGTACCGACCTGAAGCTTTGGGAGCGCTGGGTCTCAATCCTCGACCATCGAAAGCACCGGCATGGTTTCGGCCTCGGCGACTGGCTGGACAACTGGGTCAAGCCGCTGGCCTTTCTGTACGCCAACGCCGAGACGACGGCGCCGGAAGGCTGGATCCTGCTGGAGCACTATCTCGACCAAATCGGCGAGCACCTCCTGGCCTCGGTCGCTGGCAATCACGACGACTGGTCAGGCCATAGCGATGTCCTCGGGATGCTGATGCGAAAGCATGGCGTCCTTCACCGTTCTAAGTCGCTCCGCTGCACCCTCGTCACGCCGGGCGGCCACCAAGTCACGATCCACGCCCGTCACCGCTGGCCGGGGCGTTCAATGTGGTCGGAAGTCCACGCGATCAAGAAGGCCGCGCGGATGGGTCAGCGCGAAAACATCCTTCTCGGCGGGGATCTCCACGTCAGCGGCGACACGATCGAGAAGGACCCGATGACCGGGGCTTTGACCTTCGGCTACCAAGTCGCGGCGTTCAAGGTGGTGGACGACTATGGCGACGACATGGGCTTTGTCGATCGCCACGTCTCGCCAGCGGTGGCCCTGGTGATCGACCCGCGCCGGCCCGTCACGTCCCCCGAGCGCGTCAAGCACTTCTACGAACCCGAGACGGCGGTCGCCTATCTCGAGATGCTGCGCCGCGTTCCGAAGAAAACCCGCGCCGCCTGATCCCCTGACATCGAAAGGAAAGCCTATGGCTTCCCCTGAACTGATCGCCAGCGCGAAGCTGGGCGAGGGCTTGCGCCTGGCCGCTTATCCCGATCCGCTCTCGCCCCTAGCGGCGGCCTGTAAGAAGGCCGGCATCGACTTCACGCGGGACTGGCGAAAGCTGCCGAACGCATCGGCGTTTTCCGGCTCTCCTTGGACGATCGGTTATGGCCACACAGGGCCGGACGTCACGCCCGCCACGGTCTGGACGCAGGACAAGGCCAACAGCGCTTTGGTCTTGGATCTCGACAGCCATATCGCCGAGCTGGTGGCGAAAGAGCCGTGGATCGCCCAGCTAGACCCGGTTCGGCGCGATGTCTTCTACGAAATGGCCTTCAATCTCGGCGTCGGCTATCCACCGGCCAAGCCCGGCGCCAGCGGCAAAGGGCTCCGAGCCTTCGTCAACACCTTGTCGGCCGCGCGCCGTGGCGACTTCGCCAGCGCCGCCAACGGCATGATGGCGAGCGCTTGGTATGGCCAAGTCGGCGATCGAGGCAAGCGCCTCGTCCAGCAGATGAGAACGGGCATCCGCGCCTGATCAAGATCCGCGCTCGGCGGTACCGGGCAAACCTCCCACAAGGAGAAAACCATGAAGCGCGTCCTCTTCGCGGGCGTGGCACTGGCCACGTGCGCCTCGCTGTCGGCTTGCTCGACCACGACCAGCCAACAGCTCCTGACGAACCTGCAGTCGTGTCAGCGTCACTACGACGGCGCAATTTCCGGCGGCCTGACGGGCGGCCAGTTCTCGGGCACGATCAAGGTGGACTGCCAGGCCAAGGGCGACACGACCGCGCCGGCGACCACAACGGCGCCGGCCGCCGATCCCACGCTCAAACCCGGCGGCACCTGACCGTGAGCGAGATCCTCGTCCTTGGGCGCGGCGCAGCGCCGGGCATCCTCCCGGCCTGCCCGCTGCCTGGCCATGACCGCGAACGGCGCCCGCTCTTCGTCATCGAGAAGCGGATCCACGCATGGACGCCCTATGGCTGGGTTCTGATCCCGCGCGGCTATGTGACGGACTTCGCGTCCATTCCAGTTTTGGCCAGCCTGCTCACCGGCATGGATCTCCAGGCGCTCGGTCCTTGGGCTTGGGCGGCGATCATCCATGACATGCGCTATGCCGTGGGCGAGCCGGGCAAACGCGCCGAGGCCGACGCCACCTTCCATTGGCGTCTCGGCGTCGATGGTGTCCACCCGGTTACTCGGGAGGTGCTCTATCGCGCCGTGCGCCTAGGTGGCGGGGGCGGCTACGCCTCGGCGGCGAAATGGTGGGAGACCGCCAACTTCGCCGATCCCGAGACCGGGGCCTATCCGGTCAAGCCACCCTTCGCTCGCGAGGAGGCCTTTGCCGGCCGTCCCTGGGGAATTCGACCTCTACCGGATTGGCCCGCTGTGGCCTGACCGATAAACAATAACTTGCAGATTTTGCAAGAAACTTGGGCCGTTGCTCCTCACCGGGGCAGCGGCCCTTTCTCGTTCTGGGCGGTTTATAGGGAAATTAGCCTGAAATCCCTATAATTGGCTTGAGCCTTACAACGGGCCGCTCTCACTTCGGTGGGGGCGGCCTTTTGCGTTCTATGGCTGGAGTAGGCTGTTCATGAACCGATCATGCGGCACATAGCTGGTTGCTACGCTGATAAGCTGGTTCGTCGTTAGCTCCTGGCCTCCATCAATGCGGTACAGGCCTGGAATGTCCTGCTCGGTCACGGCGTGGCCATGGCTGGCGATGATCTGCATGGCGCGACAAGCGCTCATCGGCCTAGTGTCCATGGTTTCCTCCTATTCACTAAGAGCGGAGCGGCTGGCAGTCTTTGCGTTCATCCGATCCCACCAAGCCTCGCGAACGAGAAAACCGAGTTCGGTTGGTCCGCAGTTGATCCGAGTCCATGTATGATATTCACCGTTCTCCTTGCGGACCATGCCGAGCGCGGGACCGCTCTCACCTTCCTCCCAGCGAAACAGACCAGCGGCCGGTAGGCGCTTGCTGTAGAAGTCGCGCCAGTCCTCGACCCACTCGCACTCGGCCTTGCCGATGATAGGGCCTTCTCCGTTGTCGTAGATAGTCCACGGAAAGCGGGCGCCAGCGAACAGGCCTAGGAAGGCGCGGCACTCCACAATATCGAGGTCGTCGAGGAAGGCCAGCGTTATCGCTTAAGCTGACGACGATTACGCGAACTTTTTGCATCTCACCCTCTGCGCGGACTGAAGCCGCTGTTGGTTGTTGGTTGGTCTTCGGGAAACCCTGCGCCTGGGTGATCG